TAACTGCTGCATCATCTTATGATTGAGCTCTAGAGATGAGCTGTGAATCAGTTCTTCATTCACTCCACAGTAGGATATATCTTGTAGTTTACTCCTCAAAAACCTGCACCTCCAGTGTTTTCACTCCCCAATCAAGTGCAGCCTCATGAGAGTCAAAGTACACATCAATGTGATTTCCTTTCACACCACTCCCGGTATCCTCTGCGACGTATTCCTGACCGTTTAAGACAACTTTTGATCCAAGTGGGATGACATCAGGGTCTACCGCGATCGTACGTCCTGCTGTCGGCACAGTGCCGAGAGCGGTGTGCTGCTCATAGTCAGTACCCTGACGAGAGGGATGATCCTTACTCCAGACTCCACAGCACTTGACACATGAACAGTATGCTGTCGTTCTAACTGTCAGGGTCTTAGTTGGCTCAGTAACAGGCTCAGACACAGCCTCAGTCACCTCAACCAGAGGTTCAAGTACCTGTTCCTCTTCAGGCTCTTGAACGGGATAATATTCGGCCTTAAAATCCTGCAGAGCCTGAATAGCTTCTGCCTCTGATCTGTTAGCAGTTGTTACAGCAACTTTCAGTTCCTCAACTTGCTGATAAGATAACCGAAGATTCCTTTTCAAGATACCAATACAGCTGAGAGATAAGCCAAGAGAAAAGATGAGAATACCGTTTGCAACAAGAAGAATGAAGCCGGGGTTAAGTCTCTTTTTGGTGTGCTTGTTGGTTTTCATTGGTTAGTCCTCCATCAGTTTGGATGCAATCATGTCAGCGGTATGAGTCCAGAGTACGTTCGGGAACTTTCTGATCGCCTTATCAAACTCATCCCAGTCTGCTGTCTCATAAGCCCCCATGTGATATCTGATGCAGAGGCGTTCCTCCTCGGTCAGTTCACAGTGCAGCTCAATCTTACACACAGAGTCATTACCATGTCCACCAAATCCGGAATACATCGGATTATTGATGTAACACTGTTCAATTTCGTGAGTGACGGCGTTCATATCCTGAGTGGACATATACTTACCGATCTTGGTCACATCGTGCAGCATACCCACGATAATCGGGCTTTCCGGCCGGAGCCACGGTTCAGACACTTTCTTGGTCTGCCAGTCGACCAGCACCTGAGTTACATGCAAACTGTGATCAAACAGTCCACCGGGATAAGCTGAATGATGTCCTCTTGCTGCGGGAGCACGGAAAAAGTCTGTCTCACACAGCCATCTGAAGGGGAACAGGCACTCAGGAATCTTACGTTCTTGCAGAAAAGCTTCCAGATAATCTTTACGTTCCTGTTCGGTAGAAAACATTGAGTTTGTAGCCATAAGAAAAATCCTCCATTCAAAATGAGATGATTTAATTATAATTGTTTTCCGGCCAGAAGTAAACTCTGAAAAGTACCGAAAATGTTCTGATTTTTCTCAAGAGTGTGATACAGTTTTCTTTCCATTTCGCACCGTATCACACCCTTGCTGATTATTTCAGGCCTCCTTCAGACTTCTTTTATCCATGGCGGAGCGACCATCCTGCTTGCCCTGATGATAGGCATCCTTATAGGATGGATCCCAGCTCGTGCCTTTCCCCTTATAAGTATTAAGAGACGGAAACTTCTTGGAAAATGCTTCCTTTACATCTTCAGGAACTACAACTGCAAGCGCAACTGTCTGAGCACCAACGGTCTCCTTAAGACCCTCAATGAATCCCTTGGCATACCCATTATAGATGTCCGATGCACCACGCTCGGAAGACTTTAAGCCGTATTCCTTACACACTCTGCGAATACCCTGTTCCAGAGTCTTGTGAATAAACTCCATGCAAGACTTTGCAGCTTTGGCATTGTCCTCACGACCAAAGAACATCAGGTGACGACCACAAGAGATAAGAGGCTTGCAAGCAAAAGCATCTGCAATAATGACATGCACCTGATTGTCTCTCGGATTGGCCTTGACCTTGGTCAGTTCCAGGGAGCACTTGAGCTCTTTCTTACCATCACCAAGGGATTCGAGATCCACATTGTACTGAGCCATGAGCTTCTGAGCCTTGAGAAGAGCAGCCTGAGCCTCTTCCTCGTTGGGATTGTTACCAGCCAAGTTAAGCAACTTCTGGATCTTGTCAGCGATTTTGTTCATGTCAGTCATTGTAGTGTCCTCCTTAAAATACAGTGGGATAACCGAGGGTCATACCGAGCTTGTTAGCGAACTTAGGATTCTTGGCATTGGTCTGAGCGTATGAGATCTTATCAAAATCAAGGAACTTGCCCTGTTTGGTCATGATAGTAATAGTGTCCTTGGTCTCAGTATGAACCTTATAAAATCCAAGATCCATACCTGTGAACGCCTTGAGCTGAACAACCATGTTGGCCTCGTCCCACTTGCTGTACCAACGTTTGAGAGTGCTAAGAGAAACAAACTTCTCTTTTGCGTGACCAAGGCAAACAAGATTGACTTTGCTACCCATTGTGATCATTTCATCCAGAGCATACAACTTATTGGTGCGCTTGTCTTTGTAAATCGTAACCATTTGTAGTCCTCCTTGAAACAGGTGCTTGATTTATCTTACAAGTATATTATACTTGGTAATTTCTAAAAGTAAAGTCGTAATTTCCTAAGATTTTGTAAGAGATTTCACCATTTTCATAAGGAAATAATAGGTTCTATATCTGCAAAAGTACTGTTTTTAACAGATTTTGAGTATTTTTCATAAAATTGTAAAATTTTCAAGAAGATATCCCGCCAGCTTTCACCAGCGGGATATATAACTATTAAAAATCATAACCGAGTCTTTCCATTACCTCATCTCTTAGAGCATACAAGAAGTTTGAGTTCGTTATCAGACCGGAATCCTTACTGATCAGTGATCCAAAAATATGATTCATGAGTGTGTATTCACCCTTATTCACAATCACCTCTGAAAGATGTCTAATGGATCGTTCCACACGAGGCGGTGTAGTATCAAAAGCTCCGGCAATTGTGTGATATACACCATCTGATTTGGTCATTGGTATCCGACTTCCGTAGTTTGTCACAAGAATAAGAACTGCACACATAGTGTTAGTGTACCCAACGGTTCCCATAGGTGCTCCAAGCTCTTTCAGCACCTGTCTGGTGACTGAATTGATACGGTGTTTCTGCTCCTTGGTAAGATTTTCGAATTTAGTGTGCATCATGTTCTTTCTCCTTCAAATACCCAAGAGCTGATTCAAGGCAGTCTTGGCAGATGTCCAACGTTCCTCTTCTTTTCAGCAAGGGCTGAATGTTAATGTTCGGGTTTGATCCTTCGCACTCAATGCGTACTTTGTACCAGCGATTGACCTCTTTACCACAGGTGTCACAATATGTTCTTTGTGCCATTATGCATCCTCCACGATCACGTAAGCTTCATACCAGACAATAATCCTAACATCAGGACTCTTATGCAGAGGGATAACATTTATAAGGTTCCAATGGTTTTCTTTCATCTCTCTGTTAATGACTCCTCCAAGTCTCTCCCAAGAGTCTGCTGCAAAATACTCAACATGTCTATTATTCATTTGTTTTCACCTCCTTATTGTTACGATTTATGATGGTTTCAGGCTGAATAGCTGACAAAACGATTGACCCATTGTCCATAACAATTACAGATCTTGTGGGTCGACCGTAAGTGGAATCAATCACCAGACATTTATCTTTGGCATCTTTGACCATGCGCTTGACAGGTGCAGACTCAGGTGATATGATCGCTATCACCCTTGCTTCCTGTACGAAGTTTCCAAGTCCGATTGATAGTGTTTTCATTCCTTAGCCTCCATTAATCAGTGCCCACACACTACAAATCTTACAGCTAATGCAAGAGCATTCTCCACATTCTTCACCACCCGGTGTCCATCCACATCCAGAATCATGTGTCCCACCGAGTTCATCAATATAATATTCATCTGAATCTGTTGGATAAAACAGTACAAGACAATCTGAGAGATTAATCTCATCACCGTGGACATTCAACGCAGGTCTGCCATTAGGTTTAAGTATTAGTCTGGAATCATCAGTAATGAATTTCCGCTTGACTGTGTCATACACTCTGTACCGCATATTATAATTCCTCCTTTGTATTCTTAAGGATCTCGAGAATAATCTTCATACAACTTGGACAAAGATCATAAGATTTCACGTGGCGAGTTTCAGCGGTGGTGTGTCTGCACAGGATTAAACTGTTTACACAGATGGATTCCTCATTACAAGAATGCTGACCAAGCTCGACAGTGGTATAGCTCTCATACAGAGCTCCACAGCAGTCACATTTGTATGCTACCATTTACTTCTCCTCCCATTTACTAGCTTTTACACAATCTTGACAAAGCGGAGAGTCAGGATTGTAACATTCGTCTTCCAGACTATGTCTGCAATTTGAACAGAGCTTGATTTGTTTGTCTTTGATATAATCTGGCTGGAGCTTGATGATGTACATGGCGTGTCCCACTGTTCGGATCATCATGGAGTACTTGAGACGCTTGATCTGGCCTCTCCAAGTGTTACAAGCTGAGTTGACAGTACTGTACTCATCAGGAACTTTAATAGGAATGATGAGTACTTCATGGTCAGAAGCGTGAAATGCTTCCAAGGTTTTGGTGATGGGTGCGCGTTTTCTTTTGGGTTTGTTGTTCATGAGAAATCCTCCTTTTATAATTAGGTGTGCTGAAAGTTAATGTGCCCAACTTCTACGACGGTCAGGCATGAATGCGAACAGCTTTACAGAGAAGTCAGCAATGTCTTCATAGTTGTAGCAGATCTCACAGGTGCAGATCACGAAGTCCTCACACAGAGGATCCGGACGAGACGAGTATGCAGTAACCTTGGCATCGGTACGGCCGGACAGCTTGTTAGCAAGACGCTCAACCTTCTTGATCTCGCTGGGGAGCATGCGGAACTGATGGTCATAAGTCTTTTTCATTGTGGTATCCTCCTGTGAAATGGGGTGTTGATTTATCTTACAAACCTATTATATCTCCGAATTCAGAAAAGTAAAGTGTGAATTTTGTTGAGAAAAATACTGAAATCGTGTGCAAATTACAGTGAACTGCACAGATTTGTTGTACAAAAGTACGGAAAATGACTGAAATCGGAGAAAAATCATGATTTTGAAAATTTGTAAGAAATTTTCTAAGAAATCTTACTGTAACGGAGACGAAAAAAGTCGTAACGGAGGAGTAAGAAAATCCTTGAGCCTCAATGAAGATGAAAAAAGTCGGAAAAAAGTCGGAAAAAGTGTGGAAACTCTATCGAAAGGGGTTGAATTTCCCACTCAGGTAAAATAAAAAAGTCGTAAGAATTGTAAAGATAATTGTAAAGGCCCGTTACGACTTTTTTCGTGACTCCTTTCCTGACAAGAGAGAAAATTTACTTTAATTCGTGAAAGTTTCGGAAAAACGCGTTCCGCGCGTCGTCGGAAAAATTGACGTAAAAGTCGGTCGAAAAAAGTCGTAACGGAGTCTATCGATTCATTGGGATTTACAAGATGCGAAAAAAGGCATAAAAAAAGTCGGAATTTTCCGAAACTGCTTTGAGTGCTCATTGATTTTACCTGCGCGGGTAATTAAAAAAAGTCGGAAAATCTCTATCAATTGTAAAGCACTCTTTACGACTTTTTTTCAATTATTTATTAAAAGAGAAAAAATAAAAAATATATATAAATAAAAACTTTAATTAAATAAAGTATAATTATAAAAGAAAAAAGGGGCCGAAAAAAAGTCGTATCGACGTCGTTACAATTCTTACGACTTTTCCGACTTTTTCATTTTACCCGGACAGGTAAAATCGATACAAATTGTAACAGCTCGGAAGTGGAATCCGACTTTTTTTCGAAAACTCGGACGGAAAATTGTAAGGATCGGCGTTCATCATTCACGGTCAGAGAGGAACCTCGGCCACGATTTTCAGGCCTCCCGCCTGCGGAAAATAGTAAGAAAATTTTACTTCTAGAGGTAAAATAGTAAGAAAATATTACCTGTCGGGGTAAAATACTTTACTTTTCAGCTGAATTTAATTATAATTAAATTCAGAACTTGACACGAGGTGCGATATGATTAAAGATGGCAAAATTATTTTGGATGCACCAAAACATCCGGTAATTAGATACAGCTACGAGGACGATCGGCATATTGTACTCGATATGAGAGGTATCAGGAATCCCAATAAGCTGCTTCAGGGTCTGCTCAACAGTCGTGCTCATGAGAAGAGACTGGTAAGCCCTGAGTATCTGAAGACAATGATTGATGAGTATTTTGACTCTTGCAACGGTCCATTGATTGATAAGTACGGTCAGCCTCAGTATGATAGAAATGGCAATCTTATCAGAGTACAGATTCGTCCTTGGACTCTTTCCGGTCTGGCTCTCTATCTTGGTCTATCAACTCCTGCTCTGAAAAGATATGAAAAAAGTAAGATTGATACTATCTTAGATGAGATGAGAATCAAGACCACTGATAAGCAGACTTTTGCAATGATTCTAGCTCAGGCTAAACAAAAAGTTGAGATGGGTGCTGAGACCAGACTGTATGACAGTGAAGGATTTAGAGGTGCGCAGTTTGTACTCAATAATGGTTTCCGTTGGATGACCCAAAAGGAACAGGCCGATATCGATAGAGATCGTAAGCAGTTAGAGTTAAAATTACAAGAGTATGAGCTAAGGAAAAAGCTATTGGATGATGGTGTTGATGATAGCAATCTGACTATCAATATCGTCAGAAGAGAGAAGGAGTAACTGATCTAAGCCGTCGAAACGACGGGTTTGCAAGTGAAATACACCACCCGAACGGGTAGGGAATTAAATGAAAGGGGGCGTGAAAATGAACCCCTTCGAATTTTAAGAAAGGTGAAATTGTAATGAACGATATGCAGCTTGAAGTTTTTGAAAAGTATAATCTTGGTATGATCAGAGGTATCTTTGATAAAGAAGATGGAGAGGCTTGGTTCATCGGTAAAGATGTAGCAAAAGCACTTGGATACAAAGATACTGACCAAGCTATTAGAAGACACGTGGATCCAGAAGACGTACGAACCCGTCGATTCGACGGGTTCATGGACGGCAAACCTCCCGTCATCATCAATGAATCCGGCGTGTACTCACTCATTTTTAGTAGCAAACTCCCTTCCGCTAAAGTCTTTAAAAGGTGGGTTACATCTGAAGTTCTTCCCTCTATCAGAAAGAAAGGATATTATGTTGACGAGACTGCAATTCGTCTTGAGCAGACAGAGCTTCTTCTTTCCGGTTACAAAGAACTCCAGCCCAACAAGGCAAGATTCCTTCATGAGGATCTTATTCAGACTCTCAAGGATCAGAATAAGGTGCTTAGAGCTGAAAACAGCTCCCTGAGAAGATCCTTAAAGATCTCTGCTGACAGAGCAGATGACCTTGAGGCCAAGCTCACTGATGTGAAGGAAAACCTGATCAATCAGCTGCTTGGAATTGAGATCAAGGAGAAGTGATATGACTTATCAGGAAGCTTGGAAGATTGTACTCGGTGCAATTGAGAACACTTATGAGGACAATGTCAAAGAAGCTCTGTTCTTGCTAGCTGAAGCTGCAAGTATGCAAGATGCTCTACTAATGGATCAAGCACGATTACAGGAAGAGGGTGATTAAATGAATATCACCAAAGAAGTGAATCCCAGATTCGAATCGTTTCTTTGGGATTGGTAGTGGGATTACAAAGCCTATCTTCTTGTCGGTGGTTATGGGAGCTCGAAATCGTACCACATAGCTCTCAAACTGATTCTCAAGCTGCTGTCTGAGAAGCGCAAAGCTCTTGTGGTCAGAGAAGTCTTTGATACCATCCGAGACTCCTGCTACGACTTGCTTGTTGAGATTCTTGAGGAGTTTGATCTTGTCGGTCAGAGCAAGAATAAGGTAAGATGCACGACCAGTCCGATGGGAATCAAGTTTCCTAACGGATCAAAGATCATCTTTAAAGGAATGGACAAGCCCTCAAAGCTCAAGTCCATCAACGGTGTGACAATCGTCTGGTTGGAGGAGTGCTCTGAGATCAAATATGCTGGCTACAAAGAACTGCTTGGTCGTCTAAGACATCCTACTCAGACAATGCACTTTATTCTGTCTACGAATCCTGTCGGTACTGAGAACTGGGTGTATCAACACTTCTTTAAGAGGGTTGATGAGGAAGGGAACGAGCATGTAACACTTGATGATCAACTGCTGTACAAGAAGCGCACCATTGTTAAGAACGGTGTATACTATCACCATAGTGTAGCTGATGACAATATGTTCCTGCCTCAGTCATACATCGACACACTGGATCAAATGCGAGAGTACGACCCTGACCTGTACAGGGTGGCCCGCCTCGGCCGTTTCGGTCTGAACGGGAAGAAGGTACTGCCTCAGTTCTGCGTGGCACAGTCTCACGCGGACGTCCTGAGAGAGGTACAGAAAATTCCGGACAAGTTCAAATTCTGTGGTATGGATTTCGGTTTCGAAGAGAGCTACAATGCAGTTGTCAAGGTCGCTGTGGATGATGTCCAAAAGATTCTGTACATCTATTATGAGTACTACAAGAATCACATGACTGATGATAAGACAGCCAAGGATCTTCAACGAGAAGGGCTTGACAAAGTACAGATCATCGCAGACTGTGAAGATCCCAAAGCTATTGCATTCTATCGTCAGTCAGGCTTCAGGATGCGAGGCTGCTACAAATTCCCCGGTTCACGACTGGCAAATACTCGTAAATGCAAACGATTTTACAAAATTATTTGCAGCCCGAACTGCCCTAATACCATCCGTGAGCTGAGCACACTGATCTATGCCAAAGACAAACAAGACAATCTCATCTATGATGAGTTTAATATAGACCCGCACACATTCTCCGCAATCTGGTATGCACTTGATACCTATGAGGTAGCTGATATCAAGTATGTGCCAAGAAATAGCCGAAAGGGTGCTTGACTATGGGCTGGCCATGTAAAAACTGTCCTGATAGATATCCTGCATGTCACGATCACTGCAAAAAGTACAAGACCGAAAAACGGAAACATGAAGCCTACAAAAAAGAACAATCAAAATACACCGACGCTGACACTTACATCTTTGACCAGATGGAGAAAAGCAAACGAAGTAAAAGCCCGATGGGAGGGATGAGAAGATATGGGAAATAATGTAACCGTAGAGACCAATCTCCTCAACATTCCTGCAAGTATTATCAAGACAGAGATCTCTGGCCTATATGGTACAAATGTCTTGCAGGACATGCACGAGGTGATTGAGCTCTACAAGGTGTATGAGTCCGGTGCTGATTACGTACGAGACAGCAACATGGATTACACTCCGGCTGACTTACGGTATAAAACCACCAGAGCACTGGTTGACAAAGAAGCAAGATTCTTGTTCTCTAAGAGTCCTGAGTTCTGGGTGGATGTGGATCTGGGAGATACTAAACAGGATAGAGCACGAGCCAAAGAAGCTGCTACGGTGTATCAGGATTTGGTGGATCACGTGCTGGATGCTAATGAGTTCCGTTCTGCGGTGCTCAAAGCTGCAAAAGACTGTTTCATCTCTAAGCGTGTAGCACTCATGTTCAACATCGATGAGAACACTGGCATTCAGATCAGTTTCTTGCCGAGTCTTGAATTTGTGTACGACGTTGATCCCAACAATGCCAATGTTATCACCAAGATCGTGGTATTCTATGGTCTGAACGATGAAAAGGCCAAAACTGATCAGAGAATCTACAAGAAAAAGTATTGGCTGGAGAACGGTGCTTGCTGGTATACCGAAGAGATCTATGACGGTATGGGTACTCTGGTAGAGACGGTACATGAAAACACCAAGACCAGATTTGACTTTATCCCGGCTTGGGTTATCGTTAATGATGGGCTTACAGGAGATCTGATTGGTACGTCTGAGATTGCTCAGCTCATGGATTACGAGGCTTGGTACAGTCGGCTGGCTGCTGCTGATATGGATGCTGAACGCAAGGGTATGAATCCTATCCGATACACGGTGGATGCATCTCCTGAGAGCACAAAGGGCTTGAGTATCTCAGCTGGTGCATTCTGGGATCTGTCTACTGACCAAAATCAGGCTCAGGATCGTACGGCTCAGGTTGGTGTGCTGGATAGCCCTATGTCGTACACAACTGCACTGAGTACTACACTGGATCGTATTAAGAATATTATGTATGAGCAGTGTGCAGTTCCTAACGTCAGCCCGGAGGCCTTGAAAGGTGTTGTATCTTCCGGTAAAACACTCAAAGCCATCTACTGGGATCTGATCGTTCGCTGTGAAGAGAAGATGCTTGCATGGCGACCCGCTCTTCAGTTCCTTGGACGGTGTATCATCGAAGGATGTAGACTGTATCCCGGTGCTACAAAATTCTATCTTGACGAAGCACTTCCGACTGTAGATTACAATATCCGAGTTGACAATCAGTATCCTCTCCCTGAAGATGAACAGGAAGAGAAACAGACCGACTTGGCTGAAGTTAGTGCTCAAACGATGTCCAAAAAAGCCTATATGAAGAAGTGGCGTAACCTTACTGACGATGAGGCTGAAGAGGAACTGAGACAGATTGCCTTGGAGCGTCAGATTCTTGAAGATTCTTATGCAAATCCTGAGCCTCCAGCACAGAATACTGAGGAACAGGATACAGAAGAACAGAATCTCGATCAGCAAGAGGAAGAACAGACCACTGACAGAACTCCAACGGAGGAGGTGCTTGATGAATGATCCAGAAGATTGAGAATGTATTCTCTATCTCGGTTAGAGAAAGGTCTCCCACGGGACAGACCAGTCCAGTAGATTTAACAGGTGCGACTCATATATTGTTCGCAATCAAGCAGAGATTTGGTCAGTATATCGAACTGGAAGCAGAACTTCAAGAGGATACACTTATTGCGAAGCTGCCTTATGAAAAGGCAATGATGCTGACTAACTCTCCTACAGAAGTACAACTCATGTGGACGGATACTAATGGTAACAAATGGGCCACAAAAGCAAAACCTGTTCCGGTAGATGTTTTGCTGAGGGAGGCTGGCTATGATTGAGCTATTTGTTCAAACTCAGTCTTTTGTACTTGAAATCGATCCTGTAAAGATTGTACATTCAGGAGGAGAATCCTATTCTGGTGCTTACGAGGTTACACCAAGAGTTGATCAGAGTGTTGTGCTCAATACAAAGAACAAAGTCCTCGCAAAAGACGTTACAGTCTTGAAAATACCACAATTTGAGGTCTCTAACGAGGCTGGAGGAAAAACTTTTATAATTGGGGAGGAATATTATGGCTAATCAGTATGTAAACAAGGTTATCATCGGTACGGAAACTAAACTCGATCTCACTCAGGACGATATCACTCCAGATAAGCTCGCAAAAGGTATTAAGGCTCACGACAAGTCTGGTGCTCCTATCGTCGGTACGAACACTTATGATGCAAATACCAGTGATGCAACTGCGGTCGCTGCGGAGATCTTAAAAGACAAGACGGCTTACGTAGCTGGTGCAAAAGTCACTGGTACAATGCCCAACAATGGCACAAAAACACTTGACATCACGGATAAAGAAACTCCGGTGTCTATTCCGATGGGCTTCCATGATGGTTCCGGTAAGGCACAGATCGCTGCTGCGGAGGGTGCAAAGCTCATTCCCGGTAATATTCGTGCAGGTATCACAATTCTTGGCGTTGAAGGTAACATGAGTGGTACAGAAGGTGCAAAGCCTCAGGCCAAAACTGTTACACCGACGTTTGAGTCTCAGGAAATTACTCCGGACAGCCCGGATTACAATTATCTGTCCTCTGTTACGGTAAATGCGATTCCAGTTTCTTATACTGATAACGATCAGGGAGGTCAGACACTGAAGGTAGGTGCGTAAACATGGCTGTTAACAAGGTGGAAATCAACGGTGAGGTCAAACTTGATTTGACACAAGACACTGTTACTCCTCAAAGTCTGTTACAAGGAACAACTGCACACAATGCCGCTGGGGAGGAGATTGAAGGTGTTGTAACTGTACCAACGAAAACTTCCGATCTGACTAATGACAGCGGGTTCCTCTCTTCGAATAATGAGGGTACTGCTGGTCAAGTGTTAACTAAGACTGAAAATGGACAGGAATGGTCTAATCCATCAGCTGATAGTGATACAGTACTGTTAAAATCCGTACCTATCACTATGCCTGTATCTGCAAACTGGAGATCGATGGCTTATGGTGATGGGAAATTTGTAGCTATTACTAGGGGTTCTAGTACTATTGCGTATTCAACGGATGGGATTGATTGGAATGAGATTACACTACCTACATATACAGGTGTATATTGGCAAGATGTAACTTATGGTGATGGTAAATTTGTTATTATTCCTCCAAGCGGTAATGTGGGCTTATACTCAACAGATGGTATAAATTGGGTTAAAACCACAATGGCCGAATATGCTGATTGGAATACGATGGCTTATGGTGATGGGAAATTTGTGGTTTTTACTTTTAATTCTAATATCATCGAATACTCAACAGACGGTATAAATTGGGTTAAAACCACATCAAACAGTACTTCTGGGATACGTCCAGTAGCTTATGGTAAGGGTAAATTTGTTGCTATAAAAAATGATTCTAATACCATCGAATACTCAACAGATAGTATTACATGGAATACTAGCACTCTACCGTTATCTGCCTCTTGGCAATCAATAATCTATGCTAATGGCAAATTTATTGCTGTTGCCACACGAACTGATACTTATGTATACTCAACAGATGGTATAAATTGGATTCAGGGTACTTTTCCCTTATCTGCCAATTGGGGTTTGATAGCTTATGGTAATGATAAGTTTATTGCTATGACTATCCGTGGCGATACTGCTGCATATTCAACAGACGGTATTACATGGACACAAATCAGTATGATTTCAGCCACATACTGGAGATCACTAGTCTATGGTGGTGACAAATTTGTAGCCATTGCAAACAATTCAGACACAGTTGCTATTTCCTATGATGGTATCACGTGGTCTTCTACTGTTCAGGTACTCCAACATCCCGATGGTACTGATATTCATGAACAGGTAAAAACGGCGTTGCAGATTGAGATGCCAGACATGACCATCACAGCTGACACAACAACCAAAATTACTGGCTTGTTAAAGGGCGCGAATGGTAAAGTGACACAGGCTCAGGCAAATAGTGATTATGCAACTCCTGAGTATGTTAAAAGTTTTGTTGATAGATATTTTTATGTCAACGGGTCGTTACTTGATCATGAGATCGATCAGCCAGATTCCGAATTTCAAGCGTTGTGTGTTGAATGGTATGGTTTCTTGAAAGAGTTACAACCTAGTTCAACTATACCTCCATATCCCAATCCTGTTCTTTGTTGTGCCGTCTCTGGCGACAAAACAACTACGACAATGGAACTGCGTATATCCGGATTCCTGAATGATGACAGTCTTATTTTTACAGGTGCATATGCTAGTTTAAGTGGTTATAGTCAAATGACTGTTACTGTGCGTTATTATGTTAATGATAATCAGCTTGTGGTTAGTTATTGCGAAGAAATACCACTTTCACCACAGGTAATAACCGGAACCATAGGTTCAGCTGGGCTTGTTGGAAGCGTTTCGCATACATACGGAGAGATTGAGAGTTTCTTAGATATTGGTTATCCTGTGTATATGAGGCTGACAATAGCTGATAATGACTCTGTATATCTCACAGGAATAGAAAAAGAGGAGAGTGCTATACAGTTTTATGGATGGAGTAATGATATTCTTTATGCAGTTACATTTAGCAGTTCTAATGAAAAGGTAACTTACATAAAGAGAAATTACTATGACTATATTCCTAAAGCTCGTAAAATCACTTTGACTGTCGCAGGCTGGGATAGCTCAACTAAACAGCAAACAGTTTCTATTGCTCAAGTATCAGGCAGTGCAAGTTCTCAGGAAATTCGTCCAACTCCGGTCAATACTACTATGGACAATCCTTATGATGCAGCTGGTATACGTTGTGTGGCTCAGGCTGCAAACAAGCTCACATTTGGCTGCGAGACAATTCCAACTGAGGCCATTGAGGTATATGTTGTTATCCAAGATGTTATCTATCTGGGTTGATAGGAGAGTGATTATATGATCTATAATCGTCCTATTAGGAAGAAAAGCTATGACAATATATACAACTATGTGTCCAAAACTGATCTAAAATCAATTACTAAAGTTGTGCCATTTGGTACTGGATGTGTCGTTTTTGGGTCTGGTAGTAAAATGGCTTATACTCCAGATTTCTCGTCTTGGTGGGGTATAGATCTTGGTCAAGACACGACTTACCAAGATATATACATTACGTCAGAACCAGATGCAATAAGATCAGTAATAATCAGTAACAGTGCCTATTTTTCTGCTCCGACCAGAACACGAACTCAGTTTGTAGAAGGGTACAACTGGATATCTAGTACTAACATAGGAAACAACAATTATTTCTTGATCGCAAATGACGTTGATAACGTATATGCTCTTCAGAAGAACGGATATTATTGGAAATTCAATAACGAAAACTTTTATACTGAAGAATCTGGTGAGCCAGCATTATCATTTACTGCTGATAAAATCAAACGATTGAGCAATGGAAAGGTAGTAGCAATAGCTGATTTTGGGTATCTAGGGTATACGGATAACATTGGCAGTTCTTGGACAGAACCGACTCTTGGAGACTGGTATTATAGTCCTGATATTGATGTAAGTGATGGTGGAACATATGTAGTTGTTTACAGTGACTCAACTATGTCTTATGACTTAAATATATCCTCTAATTTATCAAGCTGGACAAGAATAGACTTTGAGGATGGATTTAGTGGGCCATCATTTGTAGTATATGATAAATACCGTCAGATGTTTATCATGAATGGTAACAGCTGGAGCAATAAGATTTTTCTTGGCACTTTCGATGGATTATCTTGGACACAATATGATACTCCATTCAGCGTCAGTTTCTGTGCTATATACGAGAAAAACATTGTAGTCTTTTCTTCAGCTGGAGATATCGCATTTTCAAATGATGGAAAGACTTGGAAAACTAAACCATACACATAAATATAACTTAGAAGGGATGTAACACATGGCAAAGCTGAACTTGAATACTGCTGAACAGGCTCGAGTTCAGCTTACCCAAAAACAGCAAAAGCATATCGAGCAAATCTACAAAGGAGTGGCGAAGGACATTGAGGATAGAATCAAAAAGCTGCCCAATGTTCCTTCTGCTCCCTTGCAAAAGAACTATCTTGAGAATCTCAAAAAGCAGGTACTTGATGAGCTGGATAAAGCCTCTGGAGACTTGCAAGGCATGATCGAGGGGAATATGAAGTCAGTTGCTGAGTCTGTATTAGACTCCACTCTTGACTTTACCAAGAAAGTCGGCTTGTCTATTGAGGGCCTATATTCTCATGTGCCAGATGAGATCGTCAAGTCTGTGGCTTCTGGTCAACTCTATGAAGGTGACTGGACACTCAGCAAGGCAATCTGGAAAGACCATATGAAAACTCAGTACAATATCAATACAGTTGTTGCTAAAGGTATTGCTGAGAACAAGAGTGCCTATGACATTGCCAAGGATCTTGAGAAGTACGTTGACCCATCAGCTGAAAAACCTTGGGATTGGTCAAAAGTCTATCCCGGTGTTGGGAGAAAGATAGACTACAATGCTCAGAGATTAGCTCGTACGATGGTATCACACGCATATCAGCAAGCATTTGTACGGTCAACACAGAAAAACCCCTTCGTAACAAAGTACAAATGGGACGCCTCTAACAGTGCTAGAACATGCCCCATTTGTGCAGAAAGAGATGGACATCTATATGATAAGAACGATCTTCCGCTTGATCATCCGAACGGTATGTGTACTTTTGAGGCTGTTATTCCGGATTCTATGGAAGATATTGCTGATCGCATTGCTGATTGGGCTTATGGGGCTGATGATCCGGAACTTGATGCTTGGGCTGAGGATTTGACCGGATTGACATGGGAACCCGGCTTCAATAAGGAACAGGAAAAATGGCTTGGTGATCATGGTTGGTCTCCTACGAGTATGCCTCCAGATTTTAAGAGCTTCGCACAGTCACTTACTTTTGATGAGCAAGAAAAGCTGCTCAAGCTTGCAGGTGGATCTTGGAGTGATGCTCATCCATATCAAAAGATGGAGCAGTATTATCTCAAGAATCTTGCCACGGTAAGAGACATTGCCAAGCCAAAAGTTCCATCTGTTTCCACGCTGGTAAATCAGCATAGTATCCCCAATGTTCCGGATTACAATACATGGATCAAGCTTATGCAAAAGCAGACGGAATCCTCCATGTTAGATATGGAATCTCGGGCTTTTGCTAAGATGACAGCTGACGAAAAGCTGGCTCTACGAACATACACAGGTTCGGCTTACAGAGATATGAATAGTTATCTTAGAAAGCTGGCTGTGGGTGATTCAGCAACTACAAAGTATGAATCAGAGATAAACTTGTGTACGTCAGCTCTAAAGAAGTCTAGCTTTGAAGACACTCTTGTCTTACGTCGAGGTACAGACTTCGGTGACTTGGCTGGTCTTATTGGTGGAGATTTTGATTCCATGAAAAACAAGCTATCAGAAATGTCCGTTAAAGAGCTCAGAGACACCTATGTCGGTTTGAAAGGCAAGTATGCAGGTTTTACGAGTACCTCTTCTGATTATGAAAAAGGTTTTGGTGACTCAGTTGAGATGATCTTCTATGCTCCAAAAGGCACTCAGGGATCTTCCATTATGAGTATTTCCAAATTTGGTACAGGTGAGGGTGAGACTCTTCTGAACGCTGACACTCAGGTTGAAATCGTCGGGATCGAGGCCTCTGACGGTCACATGGGATCTTCAGTCAGAATGTTTTTGAGAATTCTGGAAAAATAATGCTTTACTTTTCGGAGATTCTGAATTATAATTACATTTGGAGGAGAAGATCCTTACTAAAATGAAGGAGATCTATATGAGCACCCTTAAAAATCGGCAGGAATCAGAAGCCCGCGCCGCCGTACGAATCACAAATGCAGACTTGATCTGCAGAGACTGCATTTACCGGTTAGATGACTCAGTCATTCTCGGTAATACGTCACGCTGCAAGAGGTACTCTTGGAAGCCTGATAAAGTCTCTTTGGGAGGTGAATGTGATGAATACAAGGCTGAAGAATAAGGTTTTTGGTTCTCTTGTAGGGTTTGCCATTGGTGATGCAATGGGAGCCACGACCGAGTTCATGACCAGAGAACAGATCAAGCAAGAATACGGTTACGTAGATGACATTCTCGGTGGAGGTTGGCTTAATCTGCCTAGAGGTCAGGTCACTGACGACACACAGATGATGCTCTGTGTAGCTCGAGGAATTATGTCCTCCAACATTTATGAGAGTCCTATGTCTTACATTGCAGCTGAATTCATTAAGTGGTTGGATTCTAATCCACCTGATGTTGGTAATTGCTGCAGAAGAGCAATCACCCAGAATCGTAACTATCCAGCAAAATTTTGGCATTCAGCAAATGAGTTCTATCAGGAATCCTGTGGAAAACCAGATCTTGGCAATGGTGGTCTGATGAGATGTTTGGTTCCGTGCTTAATGGAAGATCCTGTCACTGCTCTAAGACAGTCTCAGTTGACTCATTCAAACAGTATCTGTGACATGGCAATCATGACTTACTACTGTGCAATTAAGTCTGCAATTCATACAGATAAGATTGATCCTCGTCCTCATCTCATGGATCCTACTGGTCATGTAGAGCATACCTTAAACAATGCTATGTACTGGGGTGGAAAATCTTTCAAAGAGGGTATTCTTGGGGCTGTGAATGACGGTGGGGATGCAGATACCATTGCAGCTCTTACAGGAGGAATTCTCGGTGCTCGCTTTGGCTACAATAGGATCAAAGCGATTGCTGGTAAATGGATTAAACACCTTGACCATAAAGTTTTGCAAGAACTTGAAGCCGTAGCCGATTACATTGCTGAGGAGAGAGAATAATGAACTTCGATACAAAAACAATCTGTGACATCTGCAAGAGAGAAATTGAACTGACCGACAAGACCTTGAGGACAGAGCATGTTACTCTTACGAAAGGATCCGCAGCAGCTGATGTGGAACTTACACTTTTACAGTGTCCGAGCTGTGGAAAGGTTTATCCCGTGGTTGTAGACACAGCTGAATCCGCAGAACTGCTTACAAAGACTCGTTCGGCTTACTTCAAGCGAGCCAAGTATCTGCGAGCTAATAAGAAAGTTCCTCAACGGTTAGAGGAACGCTATCAGTCCCTTAACAGGAAGTTAGACTTCAAGCGTCAACAGATCGCTGAGAAGTTTGATGGAGCCATTTACCAGCTTGATGGTGATACAATTCAACTGGATTACCGTTACCATGCGCGGTAAGCATGGATATAATAAGGAGGATTAACATGTACAAGAAAAACTTTATCAGTTTCCAGTTCTTTGCTGAGGAAGGTGCTGGTGGTTCTGGAGAACAGAATCAGCAGAATAATCAGAATCAGCAGCAGAACACGCAGCAGAATAACCAGAATCAGCAGGGTACTCAGTACACACAGGAACAGATCAATACCATGATGGCCAATGAAAAGAGAACTGCACGACAGGCTCTTCTGAAGGCTCTTGGCATTGAACTCAAAGACGGGGAGAAATACGAAGAGGCGCTCAAGCGTGTAAAGACTACTCTTGATGCTGGTAAGACTCAGGCACAGCTTGATGCTGAGGCAAAGACTAAGGCTGAGGGCGAACGAGATGAGGCTAACAAAAAAGTCTCTGCTCTTGAGACCAAGGTTGCAGCTCTTTCGGCTGGTGTAAAGCCGGAAGCACTGGACGATGTCATCACTCTCACTCAGGCCAAGGTTCTTTCCGGTAAGACAACTGAACAGGCTCTTAAAGAGCTGAAAGTTGCTTACCCGGTTCTGTTCGGGGAAGATGATAAAGGTTCTGGTACAGGCAATCCCAACAATCCCGCTCGTAATAAGGGTGGCAACAACAGCGAAGGATTGGGTGCTCGACTTGCCAAAGGTAACAAAACCACGGCCAACAAGAGCTCCTACTTCAAAAATTAACACAACAAGGAGGATAATAACACATGCTTAACAAAACTGGTATCACTAAAGTAACTGGTGCTGCTCCGGTTCAGATTCTGTTCAACGTTCAGAATCAGATGTCCGTCGGCATCAAGGTCTCCAAGAGCGTCACTGGTACGGTCACGGAGAATGGTCGTAAGATTCTCAAGGCTGGCACTCCTCTGAATGGTGATCTGACTGCGAGAGACACGGCGTTTGTCAATGCGGCCAGCAACACGGCTGATTCTGGTCAGGCCTCCAATGCCAAGCCCGCTGTCGGTATTCTGCTGCATGACATTGACGTCACTGATGCAGATGCGAATGCTGCACTGCTGATTTGGGGCTTTGTGAATCTGTCCCGTCTGGACACGACCACGGCTGCTCTCATCACGGCAGATCGTAAGACGGAGCTGGCTGGTAAGGTCTGGTTCCTGAAAGACTAAGCAACAAAATATACTGAACAAGGAGGAATAACAATATGACGATTTTTGACCTCGTAAAAGCTCCGGAACTCACTTCCTATTGGGAAGAAAACGTTCAGGATCGCCCGCCTTATCTTGGTGAGGAACTGTTCCCGGACGATAAGAAGCTCGGCCTCAAGCTCGAGTGGATCAAGGGTGCTAATGGCCTCCCGGTCGTGCTGAAGCCCTCCAGCTTTGACGTTGGTGCTGTACCGCGTCCGCGTATCGGCTTTGACAAGCTGAGTGCTGAAATGCCGTTCTTCAAAGAGTCCACCTACATCGACGAAGAACTGCGTCAGCAGCTCAACATGGTCATGGAGACTGGCAATCAGGCTTACATCGATGCTGTCGTCAGCCGTGTGTTTGCTGATGAGATGCACTTGCTGGAAGGTGCTCGCGCTCGTCGTGAGCAGATGAGAATGATGGCCCTGACCACTGGTGCTATCGCCATTGCCGCGAATGGTCAGGCTTACAGCTACGACTACGGCATGCCGCAGGATCACAAGTCTGAGGTCACCACCTCTTGGTCTACCACCACGTCCGATCCGATCGAAGACCTTCGCAATGCGATGGACAAGATCGAAGACGACACTGGTGTTCGCCCGACTCGTGGCATCTGCACTCGTAAGACTTGGGGTTATCTCCGTGTCAACGAGAAGATCATCAAGTCCATCTTCGTCCTGTCCAACGGTCAGGTCACGGCTCTGTCCGATGCTCGCCTGAGCCAGTACCTCATGGATGAACTGGGTCTGGAGCTCATCGTTTACGGCAAGCGTTACAAGAACGATGCTGGTGCTGCTACTCAGTTCGTGCCGGATGACACCGTCGTCCTGTTCCCGGAGGGCCAGCTTGGTACTACGTGGTTCGGCACTACTCCGGAAGAGTCTGACCTGATGGGCGGCAAGGTCGCTAACGTCGCTATCACCGATATGGGCGTTGCAGTTACCACCATCGAAAAGGCCGACCCGGTGAACGTCGAGACCAAGGTCACTCAGATCTGCCTCCCGTCCTTCGAGGCCGCTGACTCGGTCTACATCCTGGACGTCAAGGTCGGTTCGTAAGGAGGGTGTGCAATGCTCCGGATTACGAATGGAGTCATCACGATCGATGTCACTGACGGTGCGTACGAAGAGTACTACCAGTACTGTGGCTTCGAGGTCGTAGGAAGCCCGGAGCGCCCCGAAACGCGGGAGGAGGTATTTACCTCCCCCGCACCAGATTCGGGACACTGTGAGGATTCTCCTCAGTCGAGAATGGACGAGGACGATTCCTACGATGACGAAGATGAAGAACTCGAGGACGAAGACCTGTCTCAGATCCCGCTGAGCGAGATGACCGTTGATCAGCTGAAGCAGTACGCTGACGAGCTCGGTCTTGATTACAGTGGTATTAAGTACAAGAAGGATCTTCGTGAGCTCATCAAGGATAACTTGACGTAAGGAGGACACGGCTTATGAGCAGTCTGGAAGAGCTTAGACTCGTTCTCCGTGAAGAAGATGTACCGTTCTTTACCGATGAGGAACTGAGCTTCTATCTCAGCGAGAACGGTGGTGACTACCGAGCAACTGCTTATCAGTGTCTGCTCATTAAAGCTGAGGACACGACCCTCTCCATCTCCGGTCTTAGTGCTAGTGATAGCTCTAAGTACTTCCGTAGATTGGCAGCTCGGTACAGACCACATAACTCTGGCATCCTGAGAGGAGGCTACTGATATGAATTCAGCAGCTTTTCAGCTCAATAAAGTCAAGAGATTGATCCGTACACAAGGAGAGGAATTCACTTTTGCCAGACCTAGTCTGAATGAGTTTGGTGAACCCGACGGAGAAGCCGAATACTTTGTAATTTTTGGGGTCTATCACGAGACTACGAGTTACTTGTCTAAAGCAAAAGTGGAATCCACTACTATCAGGTCTAAACCTTCTCCGATGATCCTGTGTACTTGGGAGGAAGCACAACTGCTTCAACACACAGATACACTGAACTATAAGGGAAAGACCTATCAAATCAGTGAGGTAAAGAATCTTGCTGAAGCTTGTGTAGCTGCTGACATCTCTCTTGTGGAGGTACAGGAAGATGGGCGGATTTCGACTTGATGCTGAGAGTCTTTTGAGAGGGTTATCTAACTCCGAGTCCAAGGTGGATACAGCTATTCGTATGTATGCTGAGACTGGTGCTAAGAAGATGGAGAACTATGCCAAAGAAAATCGACGCTGGACGGACCGAACAGGTCACGCTCGGCAAAGATTAAATGGCTATGTAAGTAAAATCCAGAATGGATACCGGATTTACATAGCTCATGGCGTAGATTATGGTCTTTGGCTAGAGCTGGCACATGAAAAACGGTTTGCAATTTTACCACAAACTATTGAGTATGTTGGCAAATTCCAAATCATGCCCGGATTTGAGAAACTTATGGAGAGGATGAATGGCTTATGAGTATTTGGCAGCAGATCTACACTCACCTGAAGGGAGAGGGCTTTGACGTATATTCTCCCGGTCAACATCAGGGTGAATGCACAGCTCCTTATGTTGTGGTCAAAGATGCAGGATTGAGTCAAGCTTCATCCTTCTCCAGTACGAGAACTCTGTATGACATCATGTGTTATGTTCCGGCCGATCGTTTCAGTACCTTGGAGCCATTTGTAGCTAGTGTAAAAGCAGCTATGAATAAACTGTATCCAATGATTGTCCCTATGAACTTTGAAACTGCTTCTTTTCTTGATGACACTGTAAAGGGTCACATGATTAGTGTGCAGTACAGAAATGCCAAGAAAATTCCAATCAGATAAGGAGGAACAAATATGGCAGGTAAACCGAAAAATATTACTGAAATCCCGACCATTGATACGGTATTGGTAGTCATCGAAGGTGCTAATAATTCGTATGCTTTGGACACTGCATCTCAGATTGCCGTTGAGCCTCAGATCGAGACCGAAGATGCTGTGAAGCTCATTGTCAAGGGTAAACTGAAGGCTCAGAAGCCCGCTACGGACACTATCACTGGCAATCAGATCACCATCACCGACAACGTTTTTGCTCCGGAAGTTGTCAAGATGCTTCAGGGTGGTACGATTAAGTACTGGACGTCTGAGGCCAAGACTGCTGAGGGTGAAGAAGTCACCGAATATGGTATCAGCTCGTACACGCCGCCTACGGTTGGTAGTGGCACTAAGGGCGAGGTCTTCAAACTGCATGCTTACTCGGCTCAGTACGACGCTGCTGGTCAGATCGTTCAGTACGAACAGATCACTTACCCGAATTGTCAGGGTGTTCCGGTTGCGTTCGGTTCTCAGGACGGTGTGTTCCGTGCTCCTGAGTACACTATCAATTCCGCACCTAAGAAGGATGAGGCTCCTTATGAAATTCATTATGTGAGCACTCTTCCTGAGATTGAATAAGGAGGATACACAGTGGAAAACAAGTTTCTTCAGGTAACGCCTCTGGAGGACATTGTCAGAGCAAGTCAGGGAACTCTTATTGAGCTCCCTCCCTTCTCTGAGGATGCTCCCTTCGTTGCAAAACTTAAAAGACCCTCGCTGCTCAATCTCGTAAGAGAGGGCAAGATCCCCAATCAGTTGCTGTCCACGGCCGGAGAATTGTTTACTTCCGGTAAGATTGACTCGGAAGATGATCACTCTCTGGACAACCTGTTTGGTGTGTTGGACACCATCTGTGAGGCTTGCTTCGTGGAGCCGACCTATACACAGCTGAAGGAAGCTGGAGTTCAGCTTACCGACAATCAGCTGCTGTTTGTGTTTAACTACACTCAGCGCGGCGTGGAAGCTCTTAAGTCCTTTCGTTAAAAGCACAAGAATCATTTCTGTGCTCAGAATGTCAAACCTCTATCATAAGCTTCCTAGTGAACTTCTTTGTATCGAAGATGAATATACTGGGTTCTGTTTGAATGAGGCTTGTGCATATATACAAGCTCGGATAGATAACGAAGAAACTCCGGTATTCCATAAGAAATACAAGAGTTTCAAGGATTTATACTCCGGGTATCAATAAGGGGGTGTATCATGTCAATAGATGTTGGCAAAGCAATAGGTTATCTGGATCTTGATACATCCGGATTTACTTCAGGTTTTGATCGTGCTTTACAGAACTTGAAGGTATTTGAAGACAAGTCTGCTACTTTTAATGATAAGCTCGCAGGTCTTGGGAGTTCCATGACTTCTGCTGGTAAATCCCTAACTACTGGAGTCACACTCCCAATAGTCGGTTTGGGTACAGTTGCAGTAAAAACAGCCGCTGACTTTGACTCCGCAATGTCCGAAGTAAAGGCTATCTCTGGTGCAACTGGTACTGATTTTGAACAGCTAAGAGACAAGGCTAAAGAAATGGGTGCTAAGACAAAGTTCTCAGCTTCTGAAGCTGCTGAAGCTATGAAGTACATGGCTATGGCTGGTTGGAAAACCGAGGATATGTTGGAGGGTATCGAAGGTATCATGAACCTTGCGGCTGCTTCCGGCGAAAACCTTGGTAGTACCTCTGATATCGTTACTGATGCTCTTACTGCTTTTGGCTTGTCCGCAAGTGATTCTGCACACTTCTCTGACGTTCTTGCAGCTGCATCCAATAATGCTAACACTAACGTGTCTATGCTGGGTGAATCTTTCAAGTATGTAGCTCCTGTGGCTGGTGCGCTTGGGTATTCTGTTGAGGATACATCCGTCGCTCTCGGTCTTATGGCTAACAGTGGCATTAAGGCTTCTCAGGCTGGTACTGCTCTTAGAACCACTCTGACTAACATGGCAAAGCCGACTGACGATATGCTTTATGCTATGAATGCTTTAGGAGTTAGCTTAACTGATGAAGAGGGCAACATGAAATCTCTAATGGATATCATGGAAGACCTTCGATCTGGTTTCAAGGGTGGACAAATCAGTCAAGAGGAATATGAAGAAAGTGCTGATAGACTTACTAAACAATGGGAATCTGGTAAGCTCAGTAATAAAGATTATGCTAAGGCACTAAATCAGCTAAGAATCCAATTGCACGGTACTACTGAGGCCGAACAGGCTGAACTCGCAGCTATGCTGGCTGGCAAAGAAGGTATGTCCGGTTTGTTAGCCATTGTAAATGCTAGCGATGAGGATTTTCAAAAGCTCTCTGATTCCATTTATGCCGCTGACGGTACTGCTCAAGACATGGCCGATACCATGTTGGATAATCTAGGTGGTCAGCTCACTATCCTTAAATCTACGCTTGAAGGTGTTGCAATCAGTTTTGGTGACATCCTTATGCCAGCAATTGAAAAAATTGTTGACAAGATTCAAGAATTTGCAGAATGGCTGAATGGTCTAAGTGATGAAGAAAAAGAACAGATCGTAAAAATCGCGGGCATTGTAGCTGCAATCGGCCCAGCACTGCTGATTCTTGGTAAGGTATTCAAAGCAGTATCCGAAATTGGTTCAACAGTAAAGAATGTCATTAAAGCGTTTGGATTACTTGGAAAAGCCTTACCTACTGTGGCTATTGTGGCAGGTATTGCAATTCTTGTTGGAGCTTTTGTCCATCTGTGGAAAACCAATGAAGAATTTCGTGATAACATTACAGAGATCTGGAACGGAATCAAAGAAAAGTTCCAAGAGTTTGGTCAGACCATTGTTGACAAGCTCAATGAGATGGGGTTTGACTTTGAAGACTTCGGAGAGGTTATCAAGGCTGCATGGCAAGCTATTTGTGACTTCTTAGCTCCTATCTTTGAGGGTGCTTTCCAACTGGTACAGGATATACTCGGCACAGCACTAGACGTTCTTACAGGTCTGTTTGACGTGTTTGCAGGTATCTTCACTGGTGACTGGAAACGTGTCTGGGAGGGTATCAAGAAGGTATTCTCTAGTATCTGGGAGGGCATCAAGAAAGTCTTTACCACGATTACAGACACTATCAAGAAACTACTCGGTACTTGGCTGGATGATGTCAAGAAGAAGTGGGAGGAACGTTGGAACAAGATCAAGAATTTCTTCTCTGATACTTGGGACAAGATGAAGACTGGATTTACCAAGAAGAAGGAAGAAATCGGTGAAAAGATCAAGGGATTCGTTGATGATATCAAGGATTGGTTCAGTAAACTGCCCGAGAATCTTCTTAGCATTGGTAAGAACCTCGTGGAAGGTCTGTGGAATGGTATTAGCAGTATGTGGAACTGGGTCAACGAAAAAGTCACTGGTTTTGCAAACGGTATCATTAATGGATTCAAGAACATCTTTGGTATTGCATCTCCTTCCAAGGTGATGAAGTCTCAAGGCAGTTTCTTGATGCAAGGTCTTGCCAATGGAATCAGTTCCTCTGTCGGTCTGGTGAAATCTCAAATTGGTGCTGTGGCTGATACGATCAATGACACTCTGGATGAGGCTTTTGATACTGCTAGAACCATTAAAGTGGATACAGACTTCACTGCTGACGATGCAAAGTCTGCTGTTCATATGATTCGTGCTAGCTCGGCAAGAACTTCTCCCATGCAGGGATCGTCTCAGACAGAGAACACCTACAATTTCTACAGCCCCGAAGCTGTGACACCTACTAAGGCCGCAAAACTGCTTAGACAGACGGCTCAGCAGATGTCACTTGGATTCACCTGAGAGGAGGGTACGAATGATTGAGTCTGTTACACTACTGAATACTTCTACCCTCCAATCGGTAACGATTGACAGGGACGATAGCGAGTTTGTTCTCAGTCAGATTGACCTTGGTACAGTTCAGGGTACTCATCACAGTTACAAGTACGTAAATCAGGTTGGTGTGTATATCAATAGCACCACTCTTGAAGAACGAGAAGTCTCTGTGGAAGGTTGGGTGACTGGAGATACCTATGACTTGCTGGAAGAGAATAAAGCTGTTCTTAACCAGTTGGTCAATCCTCTCCATTACATCAACCTCATCATCTTGGACAAGTATCAGCTCTCTTTCAAGCCAGACTACTCTATTAAGTACTCCACGGCTTGGGAAGAAAACAACGAGGTCATCTGTAAGTTCCTTATTCAAGGTACTTGTGCTGACCCAATGTTTACCACCAAAGAGGGACAAACTGCTCTGATTGCCACTACAATCCCAAAATTCCACTTCCCCCTCATCATTCCTCAGAACGAGGGGATCATCATGGGTCTAAGAGAACCATCTTTGTTGGCTACACTGTACAACGATGGAGACATTGATACAGGCTTGACAATCGTATTTACCTGCACTAGCAGCGTAAAGAATCCTAGCTTGCTCAATGTTGACACACGAGAGTACATTAAGCTCAACAAGACCATCTCCCCCGGAGAGACAGTTACAATCTCTACCGGAAGTGGTGAAAAGTACATCAGAGGCGACCTAAATGGTGTCGAGACTAACTACTTCGCATATCTGGATCTTGACTCCACTTGGCTTCAGCTTCATAAGGGCAAAAATATCCTGAAGTACGATGCAGACAGCAATCCTGATGGGCTTGAAGTTGCATTGTCCTTCTTACCCAAATATTTGGAGGTACAGTAAATGAGTTTGAACTTGTACGTGTTCGATCAATCCACACTGTCTCCAATTGGGTTTCTGGATGTCGTTACAGGTTTGACTTGGGAAGAACGGTTTGCAGATGCAGGAGCTTTTGAACTCTGGGCTCCAATCAGTGAACAAAACATCACCCTTCTGCAGGAGGACAACCTCCTGTGGAATGGTGGTGACACCGCTGGTCTTATTGAGTTCAAAGAGCTTACTGCTGATGATGAAGATACACAAACTATTCACGTCCAAGGGCGACTGTGTGAATGCTATCTTGACTTCAGAACCATCTATCCGGCAATGATTAAGACTGGTAAGCCAAGCAAAATCATGCGAGAGCTGGTTACTACACATCTTATCAGTCCTACTGATACTAAGAGGAAAATTCCTAATATTCAACTGGATTCTGACCAGACGGATTATGGAACTTCCATCTCATATCAGAGAACTGGTAGTACTGTACTGATTGGCTGCTCTGATCTTGGTCAAGCCTATGCTATCGGTTTCAAGTTAAAGTTCTTGCCTAGTGATAAGAAGTTTGTGTTCCAAGTGTATCAGGGTACAAACCGTACAATGGATCAAACTGCTGTTACTCCGGTACTATTCTCGTCGGATCTGGATGACATTCTTGAGTCCTCTTACTCCCATAACAAATCCGACTTACGAAACTTTGCTTATGTAGCTGGTGAAGACAGTGGCTCTGATAGAAAGGTTGAATCCGTTGGAGATTCTTCCGGTTTAGAGCGTAGAGAGCTCTTTGTAGATGCAAGAGATCTGCAGACCGAGAATGAAGACGGAACAACTATTTCTGACTCTGTATACAGAGCTATGCTGGTTGAGCGGGGAAAGGAAAACTTGGAGGATTACAAAGACATCAAGTCCTTCTCGGCCACACTGAGAACTTTTGGTGTAACGAGTTACAAGTACGGAACTGATTTCTTCCTTGGAGATACAGTGACCGTATATGACTCTCGTCTGAAAATCAAGACAAATGCTATGGTCACAGCAGCAATGATGACCTATGATGAGAGCGGCGAGCAACTTGACCTCACTTTTGGTTATGGGCAGCCGACTATCGCTACAAAACTGAAAAGGGGGATTTGATATGTCCTACGAAAGTGGTTTCTTTGATGCTATTGATCAGGGCAGCGGGAACTATGACCGAGTATATAATGCAGCTGACTTTGCTCACTACTTCAGCTTGCTGATCAAGAACGGTGTGTTTCCTGACCCGTCTTCGGGTATGCAGGTCAAGGCATCTACCACTCCTAACATGTATGTAAGTGTACTTCCGGGCAGTGGTTGGATCAATGGCTACTATATCACGGTTGAATCTGCGGAGACACTTACTGTTCCTACGGCTAATGCCAGTTTGTCTCGTATCGACTCTGTGATTATGGGTCTTGATTATTCTGAGCGAAAGATCAGACTCTATATCAAGAGTGGTGCAGCCTCGGCAAGCCCTGTTCCTCCGGTACTTCAGAGAGACAATGACTTGTATGAGCTGGAACTGGCACGAATCTCTTTGGCTGCTGGTACTGGTACAGTTTCTCAGTCTTTGATCACTGATATGAGAGCCAACACTACTCGTTGTGGCATTGTCGCTGGCATGGTGGATCAGATTGATACTACTGATCTGTTTGCTCAGTACGATAGTGCATTTCAGACATGGTTCTCCAGTATTCAGTCTCAGTTGTCTGGTGATGTAGCTACAAACTTACAGAATCAGATCACTCAAAATAAGTCCACTGGAGTAGAAGTCACACTTACGGTTGCAGGCTGGAGCAGTAAAGAACAGACTGTAAACAATGTAGCTTTTGAGACAAGTAACTACAAGTACATTGTAGGCCCTGTGTATGCAAGTGACGAGATGTATAACAAGTGTAAAGTTAAAGCCAAAGACGTCACTGAGGCTGGCAAGCTCACATTTGTATGTACAACTGTTCCTACTTCTGCACTCACGGTGCAGGTGCTGAAAGTGAGGGTGTAACATGGCAAATGTTATCAACATGGGAGGCTCTGGAGCTAACATCGAGAGCAAGACTGTAAAGTCTTCTCAGACTCAACAGACCATTACTCCTCCTGATGGCATAGACGGTTTCAATCCTGTAATTGTAAGTCCATTTGTATTACAGAGTAAAACTGTAAGCCCTTCCACAAGTCAACAAACTGTAAAGCCAGATACGGGAATGGATGGGCTAAGTCAGGTCACAGTAAATGCAATGAAATTGCAGAGTAAATCCGTGAGTCCAAGTACTAGTCAACAAATAATCAAAGCTGACTCTAGTTACAATGGTCTTAGTCAGGTTACTGTAAATGCTGCCTCATTACAATCCAAAATAGTTTCACCAAAATCATCAATTCAATACATCTATCCTGATAGCGGATACTATGGATTAAGCTCTGTAACAGTAAACAGTCTTGAATATACTAGTACAACTGCGAATCTTCAACAAACGATGTCAGGGCTAACATTAACGTTTCCATCCTCTATTATGGGTGCTGTCGCAATAGTTGCTACTGGTATATGTTTGGCTGATTTTGGAACTGGGCAAGTACAGCTTCCCTATGTAGTGACTTACTATGCAGATCACTTTGGGAGAATTAGTGTACCACTTGGAAATTTTGTTACAAACTATTCAATAAGTGGTACTATTTTATCTGGTTATTTTGTTGGGTCAACACTTCCAGTATATGGTATGGTTTCTAATACCTTAGACGCATTTGTATTAGGCTAACAGTTCTAACAGGTGTTTATAAGGTAGTAGATTTATGATAAAATATCTTAAAGGAAACAAAATCTGGAACAAAGGTGAGATGGCTCGCACAATAGTCATCTATAACCTCTTGATTCTAACAGCTGTACTAATCTGGTCAGTTGTGATATCCACCATTTATCCTATTCTGCATCTTGAAATTGATGTAAATCCTGTGCTTACCTATACGGCCAGCACATTTGGAGGTGAACTTGTAGTTCTAGCAGCAAAACGGATCTTTGCAAAAAAGAATGAGGAGGTATGTTAATGGACAAAATTTTTAAGCGCCTAGGAAATCTGCTCAGTGTAAAATCTCTCGTAACTCTGTCTCTTACCATTGTGTTTGCAGTTCTGGCTCTGAGAGGGGATATCACTGGTAAAGATTTCCTTACAATCTTCCTGATGGTGATCACGTTCTATTTTGGAACTCAGTCCCAAAAAGCACAAGACGCCATTGATGCAAAGGGTGATACGAATGGAGATTAAGGAAAATTTCACCAATGTAAACATTTACAAAAACAGCAATAGACCTCGATACATTGTGATTCATTACTTTGGTGCATTCAGTACTGCTTACGGCGTTAGTGAATGGTTTAAGAATCCGGATGCAAAAGCTTCTGCTCACTATGCCGTAGACGAGAAAGATGTTATCTATCACTGTGTAAGAGATCAGGATGCAGCTTGGCACTGCGGCACGACTGGCAGTCTGGTATACACTCATCCATATTGCCGCAACGTAAACTCCATCGGTATCGAGATGAGACCGTCAAAGATCAATCGGAAGTCTCTCAATCCTAGTGATAAAGACTGGTACTTTGATGAGAAAGTTGTACAGAATACCATTGAGCTGACAGTTATGCTCATGAAAAAGTACAACATTCCTATCGAGAACGTTGTCCGTCACTGGGATGTGACCGGAAAGATCTGCCCCGCTCCTTATGTTGGAGCATATTACAATAGCTACTACAAAACCACAGGCGACCTGATGTGGAAAAACTTCAAAACAAGACTGGAGGAGGCATTGGAAGTGAGATACAACAAACTTGGAGAGGTCAAGGTAAAGTCTTACCGAGAAACTCTTGATAAGCTCATCAAGAAGGGTCTTATTAAGGGTAAAGGAGGCGTCGGTGATGGTCTTGTAATTGACATGGGTGAGGACATGATCCGTACTCTGGTCATCCTTGATCGAGCCGGTAAATTCGATTAAGGAGGACACATGATTGCAAGAGACAGTACTATTCATTTGTAGTCTCGTGGCTTGTATCATTGGTATCTTGACCTTCATTGTCGGTATGCAGAGCCGATCCAAGAATGAGGGCGTACTTGCTCAAAAACTTGAACAGGCACTTGAAGGTATCGAAGAGATCAAGAAAGACCTGAAGTCAATGTCCTCTGTACAGCAGCAGCAAGCTCTTGACATTAAGTCTCACGAGGAAAAGATCAAAACACTATATCACAATGCAAACCATCAAGATCAGACAAACGTGGCTTTGACTCAAATTGCAGATGCTCTCAAGCACCTTGCCAACAAGGGGGAGAATGAATGAGTGATGCATACACTGATCTCAATGAGATGAAGGAAAAAGAAGCTCTGGATCAAAGCGTGGCCCTGAACCGTATTGTTCTGAACATGCTGGAATCCAAGCGGAAGGAAGACTTTTGGCTTAGGATTATTCTCATCATCAGTATTCTGGCCAATATTGCAATTTCCTGCATCTTCATCACCTACGAGAATCAGTTCACTACAGAGAAGACTACCACGACAACCGTAACACAAGACACTGGAGAAGGTGAGGGCAACAACGTTTACCAATCTGGTGAGCATGCCAATTATGTCCAAGGGAACACTGAGGAGGTAACACCTTATGGCGAAGCAAACGATCACAACGACAACAACAGTCAGAAGAGTTCGGAATAAAGGCTCAAGCAAAAGTTCGTCCAAGTCCTCCGGTAAAGGACAATCTCGTTGTCCAACTTGTGGGAGGTACAGATGATTGAGCGAACATATTGAGACCAGAAAGAAACTCAAAGACATACCTCGCAGATCGTACTTTGACGCCCTGTTAGAACAGTCAACGTTATCTGAACAAGACAAACAAATCCTTCGGTTACATTACCTTGAGGATAAGAACTTCAGCTACATTGCTGATCTGCTTGGATACGCAGAGACGACCATCAAGAAAAGACACTCAAAAGCCCTGTCCAAATTGAATAAGCTCCTCTGATTACAGCCCCTCGTTGCTTCGGTGACGAGGGGTCTTTTATTATACTTTCATGGTACTTCTCAGGTCTGAAACGAGATATAATATAAGTGTAAGGAGGGAGCGCCTATGTATAATCCATCAATGTACTACAATCCCGGTATGCAGAGTGCTCAACAAAGACTGCAAATGATGGAAAACCAATATCCTCAGTATGCAGGAGGGATGGGATACAATCCTCAAGGAGCTTATCAGCAGCCAAATCAGCAGACTCCTCCAGCTGCTCCAATTATCAAGGGCAGACCTGTATCTAATGAGGAAGAAGCCAATGCTGCTATGATAGACTTCGATGGGTCTTTGTTCATCTTCCCTGATAAGGGTCATGGAAAGATCTATACAAAACAACTTGGTCTAGATGGAAACATCATCTTCCAGCGGTATTCTCTTGATCAACCGAATGCTTCTATGGAACAGCCAAAACAGGAACCAATCGATCTCTCTGGTTATGCAAAACAAGAAGACCTCGAAAAGATGGTTGCGGAACTCAAACAGAAAATCACTAAACTTGAACAACGACTTGGCAAAGGAGGCAGTAAAGAATGAATCCTATGCAAATGATGGGTGTTATGATGAACCCTATGAAATTCATGATGAACCAGTTTGGATCTAATCCTCTGTTTAGACAGGCCCAAAACATGGCTCAAGGCAAAAGCCCTGATCAGATCAAGCAGACCTGCATGAATATCTGCAAACAGAGAGGTATTGATTTTGATCAGGCATGGAGTCAGTTTCAATCCCAGTTCCCGACGGGTTGAAATAAAATTTCTATAAGGAGGTATCATTATGGGAATGGATGGTAACGGTCTGTCTGTAGCGGATGTTGCTGCGCTGCAGAACAGAGACAATGACGGCATGTTTGGAGGCGCGGGTGGCACTTGGATTTGGGTATTCTTCCTGTTCTTCCTGCTTGCTTGGGGTGGCAACGGCTTCGGCTTTGGCAACGGTGCAGCTACTCAGGGTGCTCTGACTCGGTCGGATATGTGTCAGGAATTCAACTTCAACAACCTCCAGAGATCTGTACTCGGCATTCAGAACGGTCTGTGTGATGGCTTCTACGCTATGAACACGACCATGCTTCAGGGCTTCAATGGCCTTGGAAATCAGGTTCAGGAGAACCGTTTCGCGTCTCAGCAGTGCTGCTGCGAGACTAACCGGAACATTGACTCGGTCAAAGCTGAGAACTATCGCAACACTTGCGAGATTGTCAATGCCATTCGTACTGATGGTGATGCGACCAGAGCTATGCTCACGCAGAACACCATTCAGGAGCTGCGCGACAAGTTGCAGGATGCGAAGTTCGAGAACAGCCAGTTCCTGCAGAACCAGTATCTGGTCAATCAGCTTCAGCCTGTGGCTCGTCCGGCTTACATCACTTGCAGCCCGTATGTTGCAAACGGTTGTGGCACTGGCTACGGTTGTGGCAACTGCGCTTAAATCCTTACACTGGCATATACTTATGCCCACCAACAAGAGGGAGGGCAAATGCCCTCCCTGTTCTATTTGAGAGGAGGAACTATTATGTCTTGTACTAACAATCAGTATGCAAAATCTTGCATTCGTGTATACAATAATACTACTCAGGCGTTCACTGCTGCTGTCACTCCGCTGAACATCGAGGGTACTCCAGTGGTAGAGAGTGGCTGCTCGCTCAGACTCAATACTGCAAGTATCCGAGTCAATAAATCCGGTCTGTACCATCTGTCGGCTGACGTCACCTATACTCCTACTGCTGCTGGCGTCATTGTTGTGCAGATGTATAAGGACGGTGTAGCTCTGCCCTGTGCTATCTCGTCTGAGACTGGAGCGGCTGGCTCCACCTATACTACTCACATTGAGACTGACCTCATCATCACGACGTGCTGTGTGAATCGTCCGCTGATTACCCTTGCTATCAGCGGTGCTGCGGGATCTGTGTCTCATACCTGTGTTGGCGTGGTGAAGCTGGCGTGAAAAATCCCTATGAGGGTATATCTCTGCTAGATGCAATGACTTTTGTATCATTCTGTGTTGGTCTTGCCAACTATGATGAGAACGTTGACCAGAGCTCAATGAACAAAACAGTCAAGCAAGCAGTTGACGACATCCATTACCATCTAGCAGAGCAGGACAAAAAGCTGTCCGAGATTCTTGATAAACTTGGGGGTGACACAAAATGATCAAAAGCAAAATCTCTTTTGCAGACTATGAACCCAAAGACTGTAAAGAAGTATTCTCTGTCATCATGGCTAGACAGATCACTGCTCTTATGTTCCATGATGAGATGGCTGATCTGTTTGACTTTCTCGGTCTGAGAGGCTTCAAGCGCATGCACGAATACCAGTACCTGTCTGAATCTGCGGAACACCGTGGTGTCAGTCGGTATTACATGAATCATCACGGTATGCTGCTCGACTGCGGAGAGCTGGAGCCTGTCACAGTTATTCCGGATGACTGGTATAAATACACCCGTGATGACGTTTCAGCCACTACGAGGCAGCAAGCGGTTCAGAGGGCCATGCAGCAATACCGTCAGTGGGAAGCTGACACCAAGGAACTCTACGAGAAGTGTGCGGCTCAGCTCATCAGTTGGAAAAAGATTGCAGACTTCAATAAAGTCAATGAGCTCATCAAAGACGTTGACGAAGAGCTGAAATATCTTGAACGGTTATGTCTAGAGCTTGGTGCTGTGGATTATGACTGCTCCTACATTGAAATCCTTCAGGACAAATATCACGAGAAGTATAAAGAAAAATGCAAAGAGATCGGGATCGACATCTGCTAAAGCAGCCTCAGCTATTTCGCAGAGTTGGTCAAGACAAGTTTGCTCCGGTGGATAAACTTGATCCTGACGAGGATGTTTACTGCTGGGATGAAAAGTCTCACCGAATTGTTCTGAAGGAGTCTAAATAGAAAGAATTCCCGTCCGACCTTGGGCGGGAATTCTCCTTATTCAGAGATCCTCGAAGAGCCACGAACGTCTCCGGCATGAGTTTATCTACCCCCACTCACGTTCGCCGGAAATCTCTCAAGGAAATCAGCACGGAGCTGTCTTGCAACGAGTGAGTTCAGTTTGCCGTACCTCATGGTACTCGGAATGAGCCTTGATCGTACCACGAAGAGTGAGTTCAGCAGCTTCCAGTTCGGGCAGCGAGTGCTGGTATAGTAATGAGTGTTGTTATGGTCAATTCTGTCCAAGATCAGATCGGGATTAGAATCAAACTCAGTGAAGTCATTATTTTTAACGGTGTACTCTTTCATGATGTTACCTCCTCACAGGCCACAGTTCGGTATGATTTCTCCGGAATCCTCTTTCATCAGATGTTCCATGGTTCTAATGTACTGCTCTGCTTGCTTTTTGGAATTGGTCTTGTACCAATAACGTGGACACCCTTCATAGTATACCCGATACACAATCTTCTCATTCTCTTTACTACGAGTGATGCGAAACTTGCTCATTACATTCCCTCCTTGATACATTACCCAATCTTGCGACCGTTGATATACAGGCGTTTTTCAACTCCGAGCATTGTGGAGGAGATACCAGAATTCTTGAATGCTTCTACGTTATTTCCACCGATAACGAAGCACTCGTTGTTACCATTACGGAAGTACCACACATTGCGTTCCGGATATTTACGGCTGGCGGTGATAGCGGCTTTACTTACAGCAGTTGTCTGAGCTCTTTTCATTGTAATTCCCTCCATCAACCGAATAACTGCTTGTGATAGTCAAGCAGAGCTTGTTTCTGAGCTTCTACAAAAGCATCGTGTTTTGCTTTTGCAACTCCCGGATGCTGATCCACTCTTTTCAGGCTGATATATCCAACATGGCACTTCTTAAACAGCTCAATGTATGCAAATCCCTGCTGGAACAGCTCATTTGCATCTTTGCGAGCAAGTTCTTCGGTAACATAGTACTCGGTGTGGATAACACTATTGTTATCGAGCTTGTAAAGAACCATGTAGTTACGAGTTTCCATTGTAGTCATCCTTTCAAGATTGAAGCCTCATATTTACCTCACGCTTATATTATGCTTCATGTTTTCCAAAAGTAAAGCCCAGAATTTCTTGTAAAAAGTACTGATTTCTGTACAATTTACAAGTAATTCTAGGCTTTTCACTCTGTATTTGTAAGAAAACTAGACGAAAATGAAGAAAAATCACAAATTTTAAGAATTTTTCAAAATTCTTTCTTTGAGCTCCGTAGAAGACCATCCATGGTAACGATTTAGATAGTGAACAGGAATGCCACGTTCCTTCTCAATCTGCTTACCATCCCATTCACGGTTTAGATAATCATCACCGACAAATCTGACCTGATAGTCTAAAGATTTACAGAGCAGCTCGCAGTCTTTTCTTCCAGCATAGGGAATAATCCTATCAATACCTTTCACAGCTGCTAACTGGATATAACGCTCCAGTACAGACTGTACCGGATTCTTACCATCAGGATTTGTATTCAAACCGACAATAAGATAGTCACAGTTGTTTGCAGCTTCGGTGATTGCTAGAATATGACCTGCATGAAGAATGTCTCCACAAACAGGATAAAAGCCAACTTTCATGTAACTGATTCTCCTCTCATAACGAGATTGATATAGTCTTTCTTATCTTTCCAGCATTGCAAGATGTCTTGATCCACGGTACGACCAGAAGACATTGTTGCCACAAAGTGATAATAGATACAGGGGCTTTCTTGCCCCGGTCTGTGAACTCTTTTACGGGCCTGTTCATACTTACCTAATGAATGATCCAATGTATAGAAGATACATAGGTGTGCTCGAGTCAGGTCAATACTTTCTGATCCGGCTGTATACTGCACACCAAGAATTCGGGTCTTACCAGCTTTCCAGTCTTTAAGAGAATCCTCTCTACCAGATACCTCGGAGTATCCACAGCCAAGTCTCTCTCCAACTTTTCGTATAGAGTACAGATCTTTTTGGAACTTGGCAAAGATGACAACTGGCTCGGATTCTGGTAGACCCTGTAAGAATTTATACAGGAATGTCCGACGATAGGTGCTAATTCTTTTGAGCTCAGATATACCATCCTCATGCTCAATTGGAAGGTAGCCACTCGTGACCTGCTGCTTGCGTATAATCATAGCCAAGGCATTATTCACGGTCATAAATCCTTCTTCGAACTCAACTGCACCTTCCTTAGATAGTTCTTTATAAGTCTGCTCAGAGATCTCATCCATTGGAATTTTTATAACCATGCGGGAAGTTTTGGGAAGCTTTATCGTGGATTTCATATAGAATGCACAGGAGAACATTTTCTCCTTGAGCTCATCAAGATTCTTGTAAGGATTAGATTTGTCAAGGATAGGGAATCCCACTCTGGCGCTCAGATTTGTATCAATATTCTGATATCGATCACAAAAAGCCCTATAATTCGTACCATAGATGGTAGGATCAAGGAATCTGTACTGAGCATACACATCCGTTGGATTCTCTGCTAGAGGAGTGCCTGTTAGCAGATAACGATGTGGAACTATCTTACCTAATTTACCAAGGAATCTGGAGCACTTACTGGATGGTGACTTGATACGATGACTCTCATCACATATCACACAGTCAAGACCAAGCTTCTTATAAAACCACATTTTGTCTATTGGTTCTCTCCAAACAGAATCATAGTTACATATGAAGATGATAACTTTATCTTTTGGAGCCTGCATAACCAATCTGATCTGTTCTGCTTTATCTTTACCAGATAGATGTTGCAAGGGTACTATGCTGTCTTGAGTCAGATTGGAATGCAACTGAATCTGTGGAGGCCATACATCACAGGGTTTTTTAGGAGCTACAACTAGCACTCGTTTGAATCCTCGATTTATGACAAGATCGATCATAATCTTGGTCTTACCGGAACCCGGCTTTGTATAGAGAGCAGCTGTATCTCTGGGATACATATATTCAAGAGCCTTGAGCTGATGTGCCCAAGGCTTTGTCTTGAATTCAAACTCTGTACCAAGATATGCATCCATTTAGCTCGTGAACCTCATAACGTGCAGGATTCTTTACTCCTCTGTACAATTCCATAGCAACCATCATATCTTTTAAGGTATCCATAGAATAGATGACTCCAACTGCTGCTCCAGCCCTGTACCATCGTTGCAGTTCATAGGTCTGCTTTTTGCTGGCTAAGTTCTTATTGTCCGGAACTTTAAGCTCAATCTTGAACATACGACCACAATAGCAGCCGTTGATATCCGGTCTGCCTGATTGCTTGGCATTTCCAGATACGTTTTCTGCCTTACAATGAGGTAAACCGTTGAGATACTTCAAAGCTTCTGCCTGAAAATTCTTCTCAAGTCCCATTGTGAGTAAATCCTTTCTCGGCAAAGTTCCATGTGAGGCCAACACATCTACTCCAATATGCAGGATCCTGCCAAGGAGGCACAGCTTTATCATCAAGATACAAATCTGCATACACTTTACGAGTATCATTATGGAACACTGCAATGACTTCAGGGATGTTACGGTTCACTGCATCGAATATAAGACCTTGATCCATACAAAAGTCAACTGCTGCATCGAGATTTCTTTCCGGTGAATCATTATCCCGGCTTGTCCAAAGAATGAGCTTCACACCCATTGCTTTAAGCTGCTTACAGAGTCGGAACATGACTTGAATAGGTTCACCGATCTTAGGGAACTGATCTTCTACAAGTGTACCATCAAAGTCAATTGCAACAATTTTCGGTAACTCATTCATACGTTCTCTTGTCATTTTCTCATGAACCTCATTTCCTTCTTCATGTGCTCAGTCAGCCAGACTCTCACCCATCCTTGGTAGTCGAATTTCCTATCTTCAGGATGAGTAACAATATGTGGATACACGGTCTTGTACTTGTCCAAAATCAGCTCTCTGAGGATTGCAATATCCTTTACCGTAGACATAGGGAGATCGATGCAAAAGTCCTCCCTTGCCCACTTTACTACATAGTCTGCGAGTTCAAATCTCTCGATTCCGGCTTTTTCAAGGAACTCTAGATAGATATCCTTAGGGCAATAGCATACGTGTTCCCAGACCAGCTTATCAATATTCTCATCGAGAACTTTGAGCAGAACTTTTACACGATCTCCCTTCATTGGCTCACCTCAGTTATGACACTTACATACAGACTTGGAAGCTGCATCACAGTTGCAGGTCTTGGAAGTATTCAGCTTCTCAATATTTTCCTTGGCTACAAGATAGTCTCTCTCGTACATGTGAAGGGATCCTGCATAGTGAGTATACTCACCAATTTCAACTCCAAGTTCCATAGCCATCTTCATCTGCAGGAAGCAGAAACTGAACATGTCATAGGGAACACCCATCCAGATGTCATTGGAACGCATGTGTACGGAAAGATTCAGCTTACCATTACGGATAAAGAACTGAAGGTAAACCGTACAGGGAGTATCTTTTGTTTCGCTATCGTTAGGAGTCTTGATATGAATGACTGCTTGTCTGGTGTTGGGATCCTTGGTCAGCAGCTTTTTCACATAGTTCCACTGATTAAATCCGAACTGAGAGAAGATGCGATAACCATATGCGGAATTGTTATGTTCCCCATCATCGGAGATCTGTTCCCACTTCTTGGCAAACCGAGAGATATCTCTTACCCGGTTGGAGCCAGACAGATACCATGCAAGTTCACCAACTGCGTACCGCATAGGCATTTTTCGGATATCATTGGTAATAATATTTCTAGTAGGATCTCCCACACAAAATACTGCATCACAGATCTCTCCAACAACAGGGCCATCTCTAGAGGGATCCTTGAAGTTATCCATTGCCATATCCGCTAGAACTAGATAGGCTTGCATCCAGACATCATCAACGGTTTTACCCTCAAATACAGTTACACTCATTTAGGTGTACCTCCTTCATAGCCATCGAATTTCAATTGCTGTAACATTGGTTCGTCAGTACAGTTACAGCTTGCGGATGTTCCTGTGTATGCATTTGGATTCCAAGGACTCATATTACCATGTACCGGAGAATCCGCTCTTCGTTCGGTGAGCTCCATCAGTGCATAGTTAGCGATATCCATCAGGGTATCTTCGATCTTTTCATCAGACACCTTGCACTCATATCCGGGCTGAATAATTGTATCCAAACGATTCAACTTATCAAACAGACGCATACAGACAAAGTTAGGATACCTCTTCCTCAGCTGAGAAAAGCTATCACCATAGTCGGCGTTCTTCTTTTTGTAGAGCTCATGTGTTTTATCACATAAGCTCCTATGAATTTCGATCTTAGTCATAATTCCTCCTGTAAGGAGGGAGATTTCTCTCCCTCCAGTTAGAATGGCAATGGATTATTACCGAATGGGTATGGACTCAGTCAATCATCGTCCTCTTCCCAATCGTCATCCTCATCGTCATCATCGTCCTCAGGTTCGGGCTTTTTCTTGGCAGGAGCTTTCTTAGAAGACTTTGCAGGTGCTTTCTTAGTAGATTTCTTAGACTTGGGAGCGGGATTTTCTTCCTCTTCCTCATCGTCTTCGTCATCATCCTCATCATCATCTTCTTCCGGCTCAGGCTTTTTCTTAGACTTCTTGGCAGGAGCAGACTTCTTAGAAGACTTCTTGGGAGACTCTTCCTCTTCGTCGTCATTGTCCTCGTCGTCTACTTCATTCTCGTCGTCATCATCGTCAGAGTCATCTCCCGGCTTAATGTAAGCATTGATCTTAGCTCTCTTTGTACCATTGTACTCATCGTGGATAACGTCGATGATGCAGATCTTACCTTCCAGCTTATCCAGATCAAGTGTAAACTTACCAGTAGACTTGACACCAATAGCCTCAAGGAAAGACTTCAGCTTCCACAGGGCTTTTTCAGACAGGGCAAAAGTCTCAAACACAGTATTGCCCTTGGCAGACCCCTTGATGACTTCAAACCGAGCCTTGAGGCAGTCGTCACCACTACCCTGAACCTCACCCATCTCGATCTTGGTGAGCTTTGCCAGCCATTCACCTTCCGGGCATCTGGTGTAACTTTCCACACCCTCCATGTTGAGCTTGAGTTTTCTTGCCATTGTAATTTTCCTCCTTATTGTTCTTCACCCTTAATGATAGCCATAAACTTATCATAGGTGGGATTGATGATTCTTGCAGGTACTTTAATGCTTGGGTCAATTTGCAGTTTAGTCCAATAGTATGGGTTAGGGCCAATGTCTGCTGCATATTTGACGACTTCTTTAGTGGTATTGCCTTTAGTGATTTCTTTAACGATCTTGGTAGTATGAATACCGTAGTTTGCCATGCCCTCAAGATAGGTACGAGCACCTTTGGAGACCGAAGGACGTACATCAGGTGTGATCTCATCCTCCATGCCTTCAATAGCGTCCATGCTCTCGTGGCAGGTCAAAACCGTGATATGACGCTTGGCAATCTTATACATGAGCTTGATCATCTCTTCTTGCTCAGTCTTAAGATCACCCCATGCTTGCTGAGTCATTTTCTTGCCCTTGCCAGTAACATTCTGCTGTGTCCACTCATTGACGACCATAGAGAATGTGTCCACGACAACTGTTTTGTATGTTTTGTTCTTGATCAGTTCATTACCAAGAGTTTTGAGCTCAGCAAGACTTTCAATAGAGATAGCCTTAATACCCTCTACTCTAGCAATGGTATTGGATCCATCGTCACCGATCTGGACATACAGCATGGGTTTGGGAAATGTGGATGCTACATAAGTCTTACCTGAATTGGATTTGCCATACAAGACCCAGAGATTTCTCTGACCGAGATCTTGAATGTCTACTGCTCTATCAAGAATTCCCATCGGGTTCTACCCTCACTCCTTCCAAGAAAGTATCGAGTTGTTCTTCTGTCATGCCTAGAGAATCGAGAAGAGCAGGGATAAGATAATCTTTGAGAGTTTTAATAGTGTAGGCTGCTTTTGTATCAGTACAGTCTCCTTGATATATCGTGGTAAAGCCGATATGATCCTCTTTTAGGTTTCCAACTAGACCAATAACAAACTGCCCTTCACAATCAAACAGATTACCTGTATTTGGGTCAATAATGTGTACTTTAAGGAGCCTTTCGTTCTTGGTAGTCTCTGCCGATGACATACTGCACATCTCCTCCTGTCATCTCCGTGTAACAGATGTCATAGTATGGACACCATGAGCAATCTCGTGTTACGTTTCGTGTTGTGTTCTTTGAGCCACATCTAATGATCTGCTTTGAGGTATATACAAATCCATCCCAGATGGTTTTAACCATGTTAGGGTCAATATCAAGTTCGACCTGAAAAAAGAACTCAGTGATATTGCCTTTATAACGGTCTCCTTTTGCAATGACCTCAGGATCAAGAATGTTATGAGCTTTGCAAGCTCGTTTCCAGCTCATGGGTGTGATTTTGTTGGATGCTGCTTCACTGAATCGTTGAGATTTCTCTAACCAGATAGGTTCAGAGGCTGGGATTGAGCGAATGTAATCCCATTTTACCTTCGTAGGTAAAATACCTTTAATGTATTGAACTGCTTTTGCATACAAGCATTTTTGAGTATTCATAACGAGGATGTTCATGCTTGGCTTGTTGTTGAACGTCTTATGCTCACCCACGGTTATGAACTTGACTCCTTGCTTTTTCTGCAAATACAGTTCATCGATTTTACCAACGAATATGATTGGCTCACCTTTGCAATCACCAATAGTGAGTTCAAAGGGAAGCTCTGTAACTTGTGGCTGTCTTACATCTTTGTAGAGCTTTCGATAATCCTTAAAGATAACAAACAGATCATCAAGATAAGTCTCACCTAGATCTCCTTGCCAAGATGCAGGCATCTCATAGTAGGTTTCCTTGATCTGTTCTCGTGCTTCTTTAAGAGCTGCTTTATCATTTCTCAGCTCTAGCAACTTGTGAAAGTCAGTTCCAAAGTACAGCGGTCGCTCAGGTTTCTTTTTCTCTAGACGACGTACATATCTTAACCAGTGTTGATAGGGACAATGAAGATATGAAGCCATCCGAGAGTAACTGATATGAATCTGTATCACTCCTCTCAAAGTATTTGATACTCCCCGACAGGAGGTGTAGATCTATCGGGGAGTACCATCTATATCTCAGCTCTACCAACTGAGCACACCCTTGACTCTGCATTTACACAGGCTTGTCACTGTTAGTTCCAGCCGGGAACCAGAACTAGCTGCATTAAGGGGCAAAGCCCCCGGATCAGTCGATTTCCTCGAACTCATCCTCGTCCTCTTCTTCGTCATCCTCGTCCTCAACCTCAACGGTTTTCTTAGACTTCTTAGCAGCCTTTGCGGGCTTCTTGGTAGACTTTTTCGGAGCCGGAGCTTCTTCCTCTTCATCCTCGTCCTCTTCAGGCTCTTCTACCTTGGCTTTCTTAGCGGGTTTCTTGGCTGCTTTCTTCTTGGAAGCACTCTTGGTAGACGGAGCAACATAGCTACCATCATCCTCCATGATGCTGTTAGCATATCTCTCCTTACCCTCTTCGACGTTGATCTGCTTGCCAGTCTTCTTGTCAAAAACCATCTCGTCACCGTTCTTCTTGTTGATGGTGATGGTCTTCTTGGTCACAGCAGTAACCTCAAACACACCGAGCTTGATACCGGTAAAGCCCTTCAGAATAACCTTTTCGCCCTTCTTGAGTTCCAACATTTTGAATAATCTCCTTTATTTTAGTTTTGATTTAGTGAGGTGTTCCTCGATTACAAGGGTATTATACTTCCTCGTTGCAAAAAAGTAAAGCACTATTTTTGATCATTTTTCATCAGATTTCTAACAAAACTGAATCTTTTCTTCCAAAAGCTTGAAATAGCTTGCAAAAGCTGATTTTTAGTGAGTTCCCCATGGACCCCAACCGATGTCCACATCCAGCGGAACTAGCAGCTCAACTCCAAAATCGTCTAGTACTTTTGGGTGCTTCATAATGCGACGAATCGTAGCATCTACCATGTCTTTGTCTTCTACTCTGCACTCTCCAATAATAGAGTCATGAACAGTTGCTCCAATCCAAGCAATACCTTTAAGTTCTTTGTTGATTTGAGTAACTGCTGAGATAAGCAGATCGGATCCTGACCCTTGTACTGGAGTATTGATTGCTCTGCGTGCTGCTGAGGCTCTTTCCCATTTATTTGGGGAGTAGATTAGAGGCAACCTACGAAATCTCCCAAACATGTTGTAAATGCCTCCTTGCATCTCACAGAGATCCTCCTGCTCCTTATGCCACGGTAACAGTCTAGAATACTTGGCAAAGAACAGATCACGAATGTGTTCTGCCTCTCTCAAAGTAAATGTCTGACCATAACTGTCAAGAGCATACTTGACGAACTTTTTGGCTTGCATACCGTATAAAAAGCCGAAGTTACTTACAATTTACTGATTCAATTCTCAGTAACACTGACTATACCTTCAACGGTGTTACCCGCTGTCCCTCGTATATACAGGTTCGATTGATTTACTCCTAGAGTAGACGACCTGTAATAAGTCGATACACACTATTTACATAGGCACGGTCTCAGCATCTCAGCCCTAACCGTTTTGAAGGGATTTAGAGGCGGCTAACTAATGGCTTACCGCCTTGGCCTTTCCACGTTCTTCTTTGGTAGGATCCTTACCATTGGTGAATAGCTTGGCCGTTTCTGTGTGGATATCTCCATCGTTATTGTAAATATCCAACATAGTCTTGTCTTTGGCATAATGAGCTGCTATCCTAAGCTCCAGCTGAGAATAGTCAGCTTCAAACAGAATCATCCCATGAGCACCACAAAATAGACCCCTAATATCCTTAGTTCTGGGTACTTGTTGGAGGTTAGGGCTATTGCATGAAGTCCTGCCGCTAACTACATTCGTAAGGTTAAAATTAGGATGAATCCGGCTCTCATAACAGTCATCCTCCCATCGGTTCAAAAACATCTTATTTCTTGTAGAAGCATCCTTGTATTCAAGTAGCAGTTTCGGTATGATGTATCCCTGCATAGAAAGCTCTTTGAGAACATCAGCAGCAGTAGACGGAGCACCTTTTGCAGTTCTGTTCAGTACAGGACAACCTCCCGGCTTAAACAAAACTTTTGCAACCTGAGCAGAGCTATTCCAGTTAATGTCACCATGTTTCTTTAGTTCCGCAAGCAGTCTCTTTTCATCCTCGTTATACTTTTTCTTTACTGCTTTAAGGGTTTCCAAATCCAAGTATAAACCATTCCGTTCAATATCACGGTATGCTCTATATGCTGGCCGGAGCAGCTGCTTATAGATCTTCATCTGTTTACCGTTCATGTTCTCCATAAGGAATTGGAACAGCTTCCATGTGTACTTTACGTCACATCTAAGATAAGGCTCAACAATGTCTTTATCACCACTGAGCTTCTCTTTCTTCTTAATGTCCCAATCAGGCACACCGAGATAGTTCTGTGCCATAGCTTTCAAGCCGTGCTCTGCCACTAGATCATAAGCCGTACCCATCAACATAGTATCCTCTGAGATAGGAAGCTTGAGCTTCAGCTTTTGCTCTAAGAATAGAGTATCGAACTTACCATTCTGGAATACTAACTTGGATTTAGATTCCTTGGCATGTGAAATGATATTCCTGAACTTTTCCAGCTGCTTTGGCTTCGTTGCATCATAGGTTAGGATTTTGATTTGATCGTCTTCCAGAGATTTGGCCAAACCAACACCAATCCATGTGATATCATCCTTATATCGGTTTAGACCAGTAGTCTCAATATCAATTGTTACATACTCATACATCCGATAACCTCCGGTCAAACCGTTTGCAGGTGTTCAGTACATGGACAGGTTGAGTATTACTTTTGATGCATTTGCCCATATGAGGAGAAGTCTCGGATAAGGATCTCCAATACTTACAGTCACCACAAGTGTCTCCTCCCACTCGCATTTCTCTAAAGATAAAGAAATCTTCAACCATATGTGCAATAGCCATAATCTCTTTCCACTTGGCTTTACGTTGAGTCTCTTCACCCTTATTTACAATGATTCCCTTATTCGGCTCAGTCTCAATCTTTTCATAGATCAAGTTATAAGCTGCTAAGAAGAATACGTCAAGATCTGTAACTGGTTCCGTTGGAGACTTCATTGACCCGATTTTTTGTCTCATACTTTCACTCCGTCCTTACATAGTTTCTTAATCTGATACAAGAGAATTTCATACTCTTGCACTTGCTTCTTCAACTTGTTCAGCTCCGCTTTAAGTTCCTCATCAGGGTATTTCCGTTTGGAATAGTCAAGCTCTTCTGTTTCAATAGTGTATAATGTCCTATTGCAATTGAAACAGATATAACGACGTTGCCATGTGCCCTCAAATCTTTTCGATGGTCTAGAATCTTTACAGTACAGTCTTGATCCACAGGCTTTACAAGTCATTTCGTTCACCTTCTGCACAGAAAAACATAGGAGATCTGGGCTTCTTGTCCTTTGAGCATGCATACACAATTTTGGGTTTCAATTTAGTACCCTTCATTCTGTATCTCTTATAGTAAGAGCACTTTTTACATCTAACCACAAGATCAACATCCTCGCTCCTTAACTCAGGGCATACCCATTTACTCACTGTATCAAGTTTAGCTGCAACCTCTGCGATGGTTATCTTTTCTCCCTCGAAATTGGTAAAGCTCTTATTAGGATTTTCCTTAGCTTGACGTTTTAGCAGCTTGACAGCAAGTGTATACATATCACTCAGCTTCAATGATTTTGATACCAGCCTTTCTCATCAAATCCTTAATAAAATGCTTCTCTCGCTGACCATATCTTCTTAGTTCCACCTGAGGGCCTTTTGTAGTATGAAATGTCTTGATAACATGACCTTCTCTATTTGAAACTTTTCCCTCTGGTGATACCCAATATGGATAACCGGGAATCTTGTACCAGTAAGATCCATTGTACTCTACAGGAATACCGGAATAAGGAGCTCTGTCTGCATATTGCATATCATTCACCTCGCTTCTTTTTAAGACCAATACCTATCCATAGATAATCTCTTGACTTGGAGTCTCTAATCTCTTTATAGCTTAGAGCTCTCATGTTACGCATAAACGAATGCTTTTTACTGCTTTCTCGTCCATTATCAATGCAGAATCTACAATACTCTTCATAGAGAGCATTCTTTTCTACACTGTTTCCATTACCTTCAACACAGCACTTGACTATGAATGCATGAATGCTATCAGAATCTTGTCTGAGAGATTCCACGTACTTATCACTGAGACTTGTTCTCGGAATGCTAACGACGGGTAACAGGTGTAAGAGGTAAGGAATTACTTCTGATACACTTTCCTCACTACACAGATCATTGACATACTCATCATTCAGAAACAGTTCTGTATTCATAAACAGAATACGCATTCTCTTGTAAAAAGCATTGGATTTTTCTTCCAACTGGAGTGGCATCTGGTTGAATGAAAAGATTAACTTGGCAAATGGAGTAAAGAAGAATGGTTCCTTACCTTTACGTTCGTGCATAATCTGATCTCCACCAGTAATCTTTTTCAAGTTCTCAATGGAATTGAGAGGAAGAGAAGAGTTATCTGCACAGGAGTTCAACAGTCGATTATACAGCTGAGCCGGATAAAACCGCATATTCAGCTCATGCATGCTCAGAGAAGATACATTCTGCTTGCCAACCAGAGACTCAAAAAATCTAATCAAGACTGATTTACCAGTATTAGACTGTCCACACAAAACCATAAAAGTTTTCAGGCCATTTTGCAAGGTAAGACAATAAGCCATGTACTTGAGCAGCATCTTGATGTCTTCCTTTGGCAGCTTTGTTTTCTTAAAAAAGTCGTACAGTCTCGTCTCTCTGAACGGTTTATACTCACCAATGTCATGAGGAATCTGGATAGTCTGCAAGTACTTACTGTCATGAGGTAAGAGCTGCTGCTTTTCAATATCCCATACACCATTCTTGAAATTTATGAGATTCCTGTCTACATTCAGCTCAGATGGGTCTCTCTTGAGTCGTTCATCATCAATGATAAGCCTAAAGCACTCCATTATCCGGTTCTGGGAGATCAAGTTATCCACAACGATCATGTCTTTGATGGTGTTTCTTACTCGGCTACTGGCTTCTGTATACACACCATCTTTATACAGATAGCATTCTCCACCAAGAGCAAACATATCACCCTTATTTACAAAGCAGTCACAGATGGCACGGTGATTTACACCATTTGGTACTCCTTTGGCACTATAAAGCAGATACGGATTATCGAACTGCTGAGAGGCCTCGTAGTTGTGAGTGTTATCAATGATACGTTCAAGTTCTTTGGCATCCATAGGATCCTTAAAAATTACATCATTGATAACATGAGCCATCTCTGCAACTTGCTCATCAGAAGCTCCTCTGTTCTTGTAAGCCATAAGGTGAGCAAACAAGGTGGAATTTCTCCCATCACCTTCTTTAAGGTTTAAGAGACTCTCCTTGCGGTTTATCATTGGGGTGAACTCCTGCGGGAGCTCAGCAATTTCTCGTCTCCTATTGAACGAGCGTCCTTCTGACCCGAAGGGAAGGATTACATAACCTTTATTAGCGCAACGGAAATCACATTTCAGACCACAGGGCAAAACCATACCTACACGTTGAGGATACTCTTTGTTACACTTAAAGTACAGGTGCAGGCCCTTTGGGGTCTTAGCAATAAGAGTCTTGAGTCCAAGTCTTTTTACAACCTGAAGAGCCTGTTCTTTACCCTCATCAATGTCAACTATAATGTACCCTGATCGTACCCACCAGCCGATCTGTCCACCGGAAAACAGATGTGCATCTGCGGCTTTCTGATTGACAATAGAATTGTCTAATCGTTTCTTGCCCATACAGCGCACATAACTATCTTGGCCGATCAGAGCATCAAACTCAGATAATGTAAAAGCCATTCAGATTACTCCTTTGGTTCGTAGTTATCGTCTCCTAGAGCACATCTGTAACACTTGCCACCCGGTTTAAGCTCCTTAAAGTGGTATACGTGTTTACAACCGATACATCTTGCACTATAATCCACTGATTCAAGTTTGTTACTCATACGGATTGTCGGGCTATTAACTGCTCTATCCTCAGTAGTTCGCTGCATACTGTCAGACGACTCAAGCCAGCGGGATAACCGATCAATCTTGGCTCCGACTCTTACTGTAAGTTCTTCTTCGGTAAGACCAAAGATATTGATCACGTGCTCGAGGATTACAAACACATCCGCGACCTCATCAACAGCTTTATCGTGCAGCTTTTCCTTAGCTTCTTCTCGGTCAGAATAGCGAGGGAACTTGGCACATACTGCTGCAAGCTCACACAATTCCTCATTTGCAACAAGAATCTGTGCGGAATCACCATAGGTTTGTCTCGCTTGAGCAAGAATCTTTTTCTGTTTCTGTGTAAGGTAAATGTTCATCGATCACTATTGTCCTCCTTCCAGTTCTTTACATGAATACATTCGACATTGTAAAAGTCGAACAACTGTTTGGTCTGCTCACTGATCTCAGCTGTACCTCCATAGATCACAGTGTCAATACCAGCCGAGATTACTGCTCGCGCACAGGCTTCACAAGGATATCTTGTTACATAAATGATTGCTCCTTCAACATTGATACCATTTTTGGCTGCTGAAGTAATTGCATCAACTTCACTGTGAATAGCTCTGCAATCTTCTGGATTCCGATGAGATTTGCTATCATCACCGTATTTTTCTACCCGAAGACAACCTCTGCATTTGCATAGACTTGGCATCGTTCGGTTAGCACCCATAGAGATTACAGATCCATCTTTTGAGATCAGAGATCCAACTGCTACCTTATTACACCCACTCATTTTCTGAGTATAATCATAGGCCAAATCTAGGTAAGAATTAAAAGATAAAAGTCTATCATGCATTATTTTCTATCCCTCCACCAATCATGTAGTATTAAACATAATACTGACACAATAATTACTGGATACAGTAATACCACAGCTACATATTCTACATAAGAGTATAGAATACACTCCTGTCTGAAAAGTTCCGCAAGAGCTATTCCTATAAGCAGATACAGAATCAATGCTAGTAAAACCATATCATTTCTCCATAATCCTGTTGATCTCAGGCCACACAAATTTGATACTCTTGACGCCACTTCGAGTCTGAGCAATTTTTACCAGTTCAGGTCTGTCACAGGCATCTAAGAATGCTTTGACACGACGCTCTTGCTTGGCTTGGATGGATCCTGCCTCAGAAGCATTACAGCCTCCTTCTCCGGTTCCCATAGCCGAGCAATCATACTGAATAGCATTGGTTCTTACACAGTCTAAACCGTTAATGTAACACTCAAGCTGAAGATACAGATCCTCATTTCCAACGACGGTATTACTCTGATAGTTCAATCCAGCATCATTGATGCGTTTCACATTGATACCAACTGCTTGCTGGATCTGTCCTCTTTTAGTCTTAAGGATTTCATTCTCGGTCATAGACCATGCAAATGGTCTGTAAGCTGCACCAAACATAGCCTCATCAGTCCAGAGTTGCTCCCAGCGTTTGATAACCTTTCTCCAGCTCTCAATATGTCCGGTAACATTTCCAGAGGCTTTGACTTTACCAGTTACAGGATCAACCATGGACAAGTCCAATCGGGTCACATCGTCATCAAGCATAATGATCTTATCAATACCCTTATGGACAGCATAGTTAAACATAGCTCGTCTGGTCTCACCAATGTTACTCACATTAGAGAGTAGTACCAGTTTTGTATCAGGTCTGTCTTTGATCCAAGAATATGCTTCTCGCTCTTCTTTACGAACAAACACATATAGTGGAAACTGCTGTGTCACAGATCTTAATAAGAATTTTGCTTGAGGTCTACCGTAGCTCGGTACAAATACTGGAATCATTATGTCCCTCCTTTATAGATAGCTCTTGGCTTACCAGTTCTGGTAAGAATACGAATGTACTTTGAGAACTCACACAAGCAGTTTTCCAAACACATCACGTTCCACTTCTGATCATAGTCTGGAAGGTCTAAGAAAAACTCTCTTGGATTTAGTGGATCATTTTCTGGTAAACTATTGAGATAGTCTCGGAGCCAGAAAATGCACTCTTCATATGTCAGCTCCTGTGTATCATCAAAGAGGTATTCAATGCCTTTCTGACATCCCGGCCCTGCAATAGTGTACTCATTTTCTGAGTAAGGAAACTCTTCTATATAGGTAAAATCTACAAAGATCTGATAGGCAAAGAACTCCTGTATACCTTTATACCGAGATAGGAAGCTGCACACCATCTCAGGAGACCAGCAAGACTCAATCTTCTTAACAGCATTGTCATCAAGCAGCTTTTTTATAAGCCATAGGGGTCTCATCTCCACTCTAGTCGCATAACCTCTCGGAGAATAATTGGCGAGTCCTTTTTTGAGTCCACTCATACTGAATGCACCTGTAAACAGTTTTTGATCAGGATTTTCAGAAATGGCCTGTCTTACAATAAACCGATATTTTGAAGGATTCCAGTCCGGATTTTCAGAAAACCTGATTGGCATACCTAACAATTCAGCTGTGTAACTGGTATTGTATAACCGGAATAGGATACAATTCAGTAACTTATCTTCATAGCACAATTCAGAATTGTTTGTGATATGATCGATGACCCATCTGGTCTGTCTATCATGCTCTCTGCGAACATTGGTAAACCTATACTTCTGAAGAACCTCATCTTCTGTCCATGGAGCTTTGACACCAACCACGTCTTTACGAATATGAATACAGTACCGTTCTATGAGATAGTGCTCAAACTGCTGCATCATCTTATGATTGAGCTCTAGAGATGAGCTGTGAATCAGTTCTTCATTCACTCCACAGTAGGATAA